CTCCTATAGATGTATAATATTCTTTACCATGTATAATACCACCTATAACATTTTCTTTAAATGCTTCTTTTTCAGATACTACTCTATAATGTGTAGAATATCCACCATTTTCATTTTGTTTCCATTCAGCATCATCAATATAGAAATTTTGTCCACCTACACAATAAACATCTTCGTCTAAATCTGATATAGATTCTAGCACAAGATTCAAAGCTAAGTTTTGTTTCTTAAGTGCTAATGCTTTAGAAGTCTTAAATTCAATATAAGACATAGATTTTAATTCAATTCCATTTGTTACTACTATTTCAGATATATTACCATCAACTAACTTTACTAATGGGGTATAAAGAATACTATCTAAAAGATTAATTATTTCTCCATTATATCCTAATTGATTAATATTATCTTTTAAATCAATAGTACCATCTCTAAAAGTAGAATTACTATCACTTAATTCTAAAAATATTTTACCCATAATATAATCAGACTCATCTAGATAATCGTAAGCATAATTATATATTTTTTGAACAAAATCATCTTTAATATTAAATGTCATAAATTCATCTTTAACTAATAGATCTGGATTTATTTTTCCTCCTATTTTATAACTACTTTTAGTAACAAAAATAACTGGAGTATCATTCTCATATAACATTATAGCTGGAACAAAGAAAATTCTATCTTTATCATCTTGGAAAGCAAATGTTAATATTCCTGTTATTTGTTGATATCTGAAATACTCTGGATTTGAATCTTTCATTTCATTTGTTGATATAGAATATGTACTTCTAATTACACCTAAAAATTTAGCAAAGTTTTCTAACTCCATAGGATCTTTTGCTGATATATGTTCACATAATCTATGAAAATTAGATATTGTATCTGCTAATATTTTTTTATTATCTTTATTACTACTAGACAATGAATAAGTCATACCATTTTGTACAAATGGTCCATCTTTTAAACGTAAAATTTGTTTATTCATTCTATTAATTACTACTCTTCTGTATAAAGAAATCATATTATTTCTCCTTTCTAAAATTATACCAATACGGTTTATATTACTGGGATTTAGCCCTTCCGGAACTCAGTTTCATATACTAATATAACAAGGAGGAAATAAATCATGATATTCACGAAAGTCAATATTACTGGTGTCAGAAACTCCGAAACAATGGTAGGGGATAATCCTGGTTTTCCTAAAAAAATCAATTATTTCAAACACGATGCTTTCGAAGTAACTGTACTAGGTTCAAGAATAAATAGTGAAGGTCGAAGAGAATGGACAGTTTCTTTTGATAATAAAATTGAAGTATTCAAAGGAGATATAGAGAACCATGAAGAATTAGTCGGAAGACTTGTTCAAATAGTACCATTGAATTTATCTAAAAGATGGATATTAGAATTTTATAATGAATGGCCATCGGATGACACATTTACAAAAAAGATATCTGATGTATTAAAATCTACAGAAGAAAGAGAAGAATGTTCAGTATTCATACATAAAGATTTCTTTAAAGTTATGGAAGAATTAGAAGTAGTAGATGCTACTAGATTTTTAGATAACTTTATAGAAAAATTAATTAAGAAATCTTTCGAAAAGAAGTATACTAAAGCAGAGATAGCTAATAAATTAGAGACTATCTTTTTAGAATTCAATACACTTACAGATTATAAAGTACAACAATATATCAATAATCCAATGATATCACAAATACTGGTTCTATTATTGTTAGACTATATATTAACAGATAGTATTAGAGGAACTTATAATACAGGTAAGAATTTTAAATTTTATCAAGAATTTATATATACCCTATCTCGAGATATGTTCTACCAAACAAAGATAGACAATGTATTAGGTGTTTTAAATACTAATAAATCTGAAATGGGACCTATGGGATGGCTAGTAATGGCCGCTATAGAAGAGGATAAAGAAAGAAATAATCCTTTATATAAAATAGAAGTGATAGGTTACAAGGACTCTGAAAGATATAGAGTAGTAAAAGAAATAGGAGATATATTATTTAGCAAATATATGGAAAAACCATTTTTTGATCAAAAGACTTATGGAGAAAATTTCTCTGGTCTATCAGAAAACCAAGTTTCTCAAAGTACTGGTCTATACCTTACTAATCAACCAACAACAATAGCATCTTTAAATCCAGCTGTAGATTTACAAGGTAATGCTATTGACTCTGTACAAGTAAATCAAAGTAATTTACGTACAATGAACTATAGAAAGATTGCTAATAGAATAGATCAATTAGAAGATGAAGCATCCGTAATAGAAAATTTAGCACAAAAAGAATCTTTATTAGAGACAGCTAAATTTATTATTAATGATATATTCGATATTCAACAACAAGATGAAAATAATTATCCTGAAATGAATGTATTGTTAGATAAAGTACAAGAAGTTATTACTAATATAAATAATGCTGTAATTGGTGAAGAAAATGTTCCCAGTGGAGAAGGTGTTGTAGGTGATGTTGCTAAAGAAGTCGGTAAACATATCATGAAATTTCCTACATCTATAGTAGATGGATTTAAATCTATTACTGCAGCACTAAATATGGATTTCTTGTCTGATAGAGATAAATCTAATAAGAAATTTATGGGTGACAGACCTTTATTAGCTAAAAGATTATTTATGAGAATAGAAGAATTGACAGATAAAATATTACCTGATGCTATTAAGATTGGTCCTATTGTTTTAGAAGCTGATAAAATGAAGAACCAAGCTATGATGGCTAAAGCTAATATGAAAAATAGATGGATGCAGGCATATGATAAAAGAAGAGAAGAAAGAGGATATGATACTAAGAGATTAGCAGAAAGTTATATTGAAGATTTCTTACATTATAAAAATATGGTAGTATCTTCTGAAGACTTTCAAGATGTAGTAAAAGGTACAAAGAGAACAGTGTCAGCTGCTAAAAATGCTTGGAGAATAATTGCTATGAAAAAAGCATTTAGAGAAGCTAAAATAGCATTGAAGTATTTACTTGATCATACTAATCCTGAAGAATATGATACAAGAAGAGTAGCTATGGATCATATAGAATATTGGGAAGAATTAGCAGAAAGATTTGAAGCAGAAAATAATGAAGAAAGTACTAAAATGGCTAAGGCTATCAGAAAAGAAATGAATGCTTTTAAAGATAAATTTCGTGGTAGAATAAAATTCAATAAAGGTCTTGGAGAATTTATGTCTGTTTCTAAATCAGATAAAGAAGAAGAAGATTACTATAATGAAGATGGTGAAGATCCCAGAGAGAAAGTAGAAGAAATAGTAGAGAATGATTTTTCTGATGAAGAAGAAAAAGAAGAAGCGGTTGATGAACTAGAAGAAAAGATTCTGGATAAATTAGCTGATAAAGGTGCTATCTCAAAAGATGAAGCTGATGAAGCTATGGGAGAAAATGTCTTCGATGTTTGGAGATTAAATAAGATGTCTGATAGAGTAGACGATAAATATAAAGAGAAATTAAGTGCTCGTGTAAAAAAAGCAAATGATGACTATGAAGCTGCTAAAGCTAAAGGGGACGAAAAACAAATGATCTCTACATTTAAAAAAAAGGCTAGGTTAGACGGTTATCAAACTTTTTTAGGAGCATTTCCAGCACATAAATTAAGATCTCTTATAAAAGAAAGAGGAAAAGTATTTATAGTATTCTATAAAGGAAGCAGTAATTTCTCTAAATTAATAAACTATTGGACAGACTCTGCATTTACACATGTTGACTTTATTATAGACGGATCTATATACGGAGTCGTAGAAGGTGGATCTGGAAGACATCAGATTAAACATGGTAATGATGTTGAAGTAGTAGTTTTTGAATTAGATCCTAAAGTTAAGAAAGAAATGATCCAAGAATATTTAAAACAAGAAGAAGGAAAAGGATATTGGGCTTGGGGTGTATTTAAAGCACAAGTATTACAATTACCTTCTAAGAAAAAAGAATTATTCACAAAATGGTATTGTTCTCAATTTGCTGCAGCTGCTATAGATTATGCTACAGATAAAAAATTAAAATTCAGAGGTAAAGCTCTGTTAGATTATGGATATGACTGGTTCGCACCTCAGGATGTGTTTGAATTAGTACAATCTTGTGGATTAGTGAAAAAGCCAGTTAAGTTATAGGTGATATAATGTTAATATTAGCAGATGAACATGGTATTTTAAGATACGAAGATGGTAGTAAAGTAAATACTAGAGATTATTTATTAACAAAACCATACATCAAAAGATATTATGATTATAATACAAAAAATCAATCAGCTATAAATCTTTATGTGTTATTAAAGAAATTAGGGGTTAAAAATTGTAATGAACATTTACAGATCTTTAACCCCCAGTTGATTGGGGTAGATCCTTGGGATCCATTATTAAAAGATAATGTTAAATTACAAATAATACAAGAATGCATGCACAATTATTGGTATGTATATAGAGAAATATTAAAAGTAAATAATGGACTAGATCCATTTGATTTAAATATATTTAACTATACAGCAATTTATTTTATGTTACGTAATATTAATTTCTTTCTAGAAGCTAGTCGTCAATTAGGGAAGACACAAGTTATTTCTACACATAGTGGAATAGAACATAATTTTGGAAGAAATATTAATATGGCGTCAACACATTATGATGCTGCTATGGGTGCTAAAAACTTAAATAAAATTGAAGCTATTATTCAAACTTTCCCTAGCTGGATGCAATTCTTTAATAAATCTGTCGGTAAGACAGATAAAAAAACTGGTCTGTCAGAAATAAAATCTAAAGCTAAATCTGCAGGTAAAAAACAATCAATGAAAAATGAAATGTTTAATAATTTGATTGAATTATTTGTCATAGGACAACAAGAATCGAAAGCCGATAATGCAGGACGGGGAGGAACTATTCCTTGTTGGTTTATGGATGAGTTGGCAGCTACTAAACATAATAAAATTGCATTTGAATCATTAAACCAAACGACCAAAGAAGCAAAGGCTATTGCTAAAAAAGATGACAGACCATTTGGTTACAGATTATTAGGAACACCTGGTAAATTAGATACACCAGAAGGTCAATGGATGCAAGAGAATCTATTATCTAGATATATTCCTATGAATGAGAATAGCTTAGAAGTATTAGATATGACAGAAGATGAGATTAGAGAATATGCTAAGCAGAGAAGTATAGATCAAATATTCCATATTAAATATGAATTTGATATAATTGGCAAAAATGCTGATTGGTTTTCGGATCGTTGTGAAGGACAATCAGTTGACGGTATTCGTAGAGAATTACTTCTTATATGGGAAGATGTATCAAGTGCATCTCCATTTCCAGCTACTGAATTAGCTACATTAACTACATATGCAGAAAAGAAAGAAAAGAAATCCTATTCATTAAATATGGATATTCCTGGATTAACAAATGAAGTGTTTATAGATATATATCCACAAGGAGATGAATTATATTCGGATTGGATAGATTTCTTTACTTATAATTATAGAGAAGGAATTGTTGTTGGAGTAGATGTGTCCAGAGGTTTAGGAGGTCCGAATGACTCAACTGTTTATTCTTTTGTAGATGTTGAAACCGGAGTATTGATAGGATTAATTAAAAATAATACTTTAGAAATGAATGATTTAGTATTACTCACAAAAGGACTATGTGAAATAGCAATAAAGAATGGTATTAAAATGGCTCTTGCTATAGAAAGAAATGATGGAACATCTACAGCTTTAATACAGTCTTTAAAATATATGCCACATATACAACCATTCTTGATACCTTTCCCAGCAGCAGAATGGAAATTAAATAATGCTTTTGATACTAATGTAGATTATGAGTATTTAGATGAATATGGACAATCACAAAAAAGTGATTTTGGATTTGCTATGAATGGTGCTGCCAGAGATAAGATTATTGCATTAATACAATTATTAGTAAGAAAATATACACGTTGTATAGCTGTAACAGATTTAGTAGATGAAATAAAGACATTAGTAGTATATAGTAAAAAGAATGTTAATGGAGGTACTACAACTAAGATTGCAGCAGCACCTGGTAAACATGATGACATTGTTATGTCCGTTGGTCATGCTTATAATGCTATGTATTATTATGCTAGTATATTAAAAAGAAGACATGGTATTATAGTAGATGTAAAGAAATGGCTAATAAATGAAAATAGAACTGCATTCTCTTTCTCTAATAGACCACCATCAGCTAGAATAACTGTTACATTTAAAGAGGTCGAAGGTGTAATGCAAGAAATCTTCTATGATAATAAATATAATAAAGTATTAACAGAAGAAGAAGTAGATCAAATATTATCTGAAGAAAATCCTACTGATAAATATGTTTCTGATGCTCATTATAAACCTAAAGAAGAAGTTAAAATAGTAGATGAAATGTATGAACGATCTGTAGAAAGATTTAAACAAATAGGATCAAATAATATCAAGGTAGTGTCAAATGAAGATTATGATTTATATAAGAATGGATTAGCAGAATCTAATAATATATATGACGATAATTGTGTTAATATGATGAATGAAATGTTATCATTAGCAGAACAAAAATTCTAAAGAATTACTGGAGGTGAAATGGTTGAGTATAGATTTGTATGATTTTTTGGTTAAAAAACCAGACAGTAATATAATAGGAGAATCTGTTAAAATAGTACCTCATGGAGAGGACGGAGAAGGTGATTTTGACATTCCTACTGGAAACGGAGACGAGATGTTCGGAGATTCTGATCCCTCGGTTGGACAATCTGATGATTTCGATATGGGATCTTCAGATGACGGGTTTGGATTTGATGAAGAAGGCGTTGAAGATGAAAATGGAAAGATTATAAATCCAATGGAAGATATAGAAAATGCTGATCTTTCTTTAACTACTGAATTAAGAGGTAACTTTGCTACTCTATATAAAGAAAATAAAGCAACATATGAAAAGTTACTTTCTAAGAACCTGGATTCGTCGGAATTTGGAGCAGATTTTAAAGAAATAGAAGAACAGTATAAGACTATTCTTCAAAATATTCGACTTTATCTAAAAAATAAATTCGATAAAGAGAGTATTGTTACCAAGATTCTTCAATTAAATGATTTCAAAAGACAACTTAATACTTTGCATGACTCTTCGAATACTATACTATCTAAGATGGGAGTCAAAGAAGAAAAAGAAGAAGAAATATTTTAAAAAATTAAAAACCGAGAGGAGATAAAAATGAGCGAAATGAACTTAACAAGAGATGCTAGAAAACTTTGGGACATAGCATCTGAATTAAGAGAATACACAAGAAGAGAATTTGGTCAAGAATTTACAAAGCCGCTTTCTAATTTGGGAGAAAATGGTGTATTCGATATAGCTAATTTCTTAGCTGATAGAGTATTTGCTAATGAATTCGAAGCTTTAGAAAAAGCTAAATCTGCAATGGGAGAAGATTCTGTTAAAGCAGCATTTAAAGAAGAATTCTTAAATCACTTAAAAGAAAACTTAGTAACATCACAAGAAAATTCAATATTTAAATATTCACAAAATACTGGACAATATGTTTCTAACTTGTCTACTATTGATCAATTACATATGGTTGCTTTGATAGCTGGTGTAATACAATCTACTTATTCTATAATCTTCAAAACGCATGTTGAAAAAGGATTAACATTCACAAGAGAAGTTGACCTTCCTTATGTTATAACTTCAGATGGTGAAATGATAGATTTCTTTGATTTAGTAAACAATGGTAAAAAATTATTAGAAGTAGCTGGAACAAACTCTCCTACATCTACTGTAGAATTTACAGTAACTGGAGGAAAAGTAACTGGAAACATCATAGATGAATATAATAAAGAATTACTTGCTAAAGATCCTACAACAAATAGAATTACTGGACCTTATGATTTCTTAAATAGAGGACTAGAAATAGTTGAAATTACAGAAAATAGTAAGAAAATACCAGTTAAATGGGTAGGAACTGGATATCCAACTCAATCTGGTCAAAGATCAGATGTAGTTACTACTTTCTCTGCTACATTGACAGATAAAGAAGAAAAAGCTACTAAGACTGTAAGAGTACTTGGAGACGTTAAATTAAACGGAGATATCGTTTTATTTGTAGACGGTGGAACTGTAACTAAAATAAAAGTTAAATTTAATTTACCAGCAATTGGACCAAGAAGACCAATCCAATTCAACACAAGAAAAACACCTATAGTTGTTCAAATTGGAGAAAGCTTCTCTGCACAAACTACTCTTAACCAAAACTTCTTAGAAAAGAATACACTTGTGCTTAAAGCTAACTTAATAGAAGACTTCCATAAGTTCTCTATGACAGCTGTAAATAGACATAAAGATGAATATGCATTCCAATTCATTGATGATACTATTGCTAAATTAGAAGGAATAGCTGCTAATGCTAATCCATTAGAAAACTTTGAAACAACATTAACTAAAAACAGAACTTTCGCTAAAGAAACTGTTGAAGCTTACAATGCAAACAAAGGTTATGTTTCTACATTAGAAGGTAACGAAGACGTATTGTCTAGAGCAATGTTTAAAGTAACTAACAAACTTGAACAAGCATTGAATCCTCAAGAAAGAAAATATACTATCTATGGATCAACTGCATCAGCTCAATGGGTAAGAGAAGCTGACGGTGGACACTTCAACAAATTCCAAGAACTTGGAGATTTGGGAGAGGGATCATTAGCTGGATTAAGCTTACCTTATCAATTAAGAAAAATAAGAATCGGTGGACATGCAACTGGATACTTCATTTCTACAAATGCAAGAAAATCTACAGTTGAAACATCTGTATCATTCACACCTGCTGGACATACAACTCCTAAAACAGCTGATATAGATGTTCATAGATATGTAGTAAACACTAACTATGAAGCTCACTTGGATACTTATGCATTCTTACAAGGTCCTGAATACATTGAACAAGGTACAGGAACTGACCAATTTGGTAAGAATACATCACTTCAATTAGAAACAATGTTCGAAATGACTGCGTTCAATGAATCAATTGGAGTAATAGACTTCAAAGAAGATCCACTTAACTTTAATTAATAATTAGACGGGCGAAAGTCCGTCTTACTTTATCTTATATATAAATAAGGAGGAAAGAATATGGGAATAAATTCCATAGTAAATAAACATCTTTCTACTTACGGTGAAGCTTATGGTTTCAAAAAAGTAAAGAAAGAAAGAAAATATAGCAGAGTAATTCAAGGTGAATGTTTAGCTCCTGTTGCATATTCTGTTTTACAAGCTAGAGCAGAAAATATGAGATTAAGAACTAAACTTAGAGCATCTTATTACGTTGCATCTGGAGAAGCAGATACTAAAAAGAAATTAGACTGGAAAATGGCTAAAGACGCTCTTGGAGATGCTAAAAAGAATATAGAAAATTTCATTAAATTAATAATAGAAGCAATTAAAAATGCTTGGAAATGGATTACTTCTAATAAATCTAAATGGGAACAAAGACTTCCTAAATTAGAAAAACACTTAGGTAAAATAAGAAGAGCTAAGATAGATAAGCCAATTTCTGTACCTGATATTAAAAACCAAAGAGGAACAATTACTGAAATAATGAAAACTCTTACTTGGTTAAAAGGTGGATTGAAAGCTGGTAAATTAGACTTACCTGCAGATTATGATCCTAAAGCTCCTAACTATAAAACTAATCTCTCAAAAGATGAAAAGAAAGCTACTAAACAAATATCTACAGCTGCTGAAGCTGAAGCTTACTTTAAAGAAATTAAAGGTTTAGCATCTGAATTAATGTCAGCTGAAGAAAAATTAAATATGGCTAAAGAAGCTTTCGAAAAAGTTCTTAAAGATAAAGACAGAAAGAAAGAAGATAAAGAACTTGAATCTAAAGCACAAGCTATGCTTAAATCTACTAATAAAGCAATTGCTGATCTCCAAAAAACTTGGGGAAGATTATGGCAAGGTGCTGGGGCTCTTTTAAAATTAAGTCCTAATAGTAAGACTGAACAAATCGTAAGAGACGGTGCTGCCGGTGTAGCAAAATTAGGAAGACAAAAAGGTTTACCTAAAGATAGAATCAAAAATGATTTAAAAGATATCAAAAATAAATTGTATAACAAATAATTAACTGCCCTTCGGGGCAGTCTTTATTTTCAAGAAATGAGGAAATATTATGAATAAAGATAGAAAGTATAACCGTAGAATACTTGCAGAAACGCTTAAATTGACTTCTCCGAGACTTTCTACAGTTAAAGGTGAGAACTATAGACTAAAAACAAAACTTAAAGCTATGGTGCTTGTAGCGAGTTCTGAAGGAACTACATATAGTAGTAAAGATATGTTAAAAAAAATGGATTCTTATGGTACTAATAAATTTATGGATTGGATGAATCATATATTTGAAGTAATCAGAAGATTCTTTACACAAATGTGGAGAGCCTTAACTACAAATGTACCTAAATTAAAAAAGAATATTGAAAAAACAATTAAATTGTTAGCTGAATTAGCTGTAAATGTAGAAACAATATCAAATGTTACTCATAAAGGTATTTATGTAAGACATGAAGATAAAGTAAAAGAAGCTATATCAGATTTAAAAGAAATACATGAATTTACAAACAAAATAAATGATGTTATTAATCAAAGATTAAAAGATTTAGCGAGTGGTAATAAAATAGAAATGATTAAAGATGCTAAAATATTTAAAAAGCTAACAGATCAAACAACAGAATGGGACACTAGTGCCGATTCAAAAATAGCATCTAATCCTACAGCTAAACCTGTAGTAGCACCTTATATAGTTGTAGAAGATGCTGATGGTAATTTACCAGAGGGTATAAATATTAATGACTATACTCAACCAGAAACTTCTAAAGCTTTAATAGGACCTCTTAAAAAACATTTAGTATCTTTAGAAAATTATGAACATATTTATAAAGTAGTACAAGCTAATTTAGATAGATTAGAAGATAAAAGAAGAAACTTAATGAGATCAATAAATAAAAATACAGCTGCTGATGGAGTAGATTATAAAGCAATTAAAAATGAATTATCTCCATTATTAACTAATTATTTAAGATTAGCTCAAAATCATTTTGCTAGTAATTTGAAATGGGTTGGTAGTGAAATGAAAGAATTTGGTAAAATGTTTAAATTATTACACAAAGAATATGTAAAAGGTGAAAGACAAAGAGATAAAGACAATAAAGCTGGAAAACAAATTGTGTAAAAAAATAAAAGCCCCGCATGGGGCTATACTTATTTCTTAATTTTTTCAATCTATTTTTTAATATAATATAAACCATTTAGTATAATATGGAATAATAATATATTTCCATATTCGGATATTGTGGGTGCTACAGTTCTCTTAGCAGCTTTGAAAATTGTCCTACTGATAGAACTGTGATAATAGCCCATATCCAAAGTAAAGAATACAGGACAAAAAAGAAAGCCCCCAATGGGGGCTCTTTTATTCTTTTCTTCTTTTTAATTCTTCTTCGAGTTGTTCTATATATCTTATTCTAGCTAATATAAATGTTGATATACCGAATGTAAGATATACACATAAAATAACTACGATAAATAAAGAAGTCAAAGATCTATCAGTACAACCCCATACTAAACCACTTAATATTATATGTAGTAATAGTATATTTCCGTATTCGGAAAAGGTTGGGTGAAATTCCTTGTGTAATACAAGAAATACACCTTTGATAGATAGTGCAGTTATGATAGTCATAACCCACACAAAAAACATCAATAAATCCATGAAATTTTTCATATTGATCACCTCCTTTCCGTATATAGAATATACAAATGAAAAAAATTAATATATCTTTATTATCCCCCCATATGGGGGGATAAATTTTTATTCTTCCTTTAATAACGGTTTAACCTGTTTCATTTGTAATTGGTATATCAATAGAGTAAATCCTATACCTGTTAATATAGGATGCTCAGTCCATCGTAAAAAATATATTGCTGCCATAGTATGAGGCATGAATAAAAAATAACCTAATAAAATTAATTTTTGTTTATCATATTTAATATATTTTTCATCTGTAAATAATCGTGTATATAATACATAATAAAAAAATCTAATATATCCTATGATAGAACAACAAGTAAAAAATATTTCAAAAAAATCTTTATATTTCATATATCCTCCAATATAATAAAAAAAAAAAGCCCCCATTGGGGGCCAATTATTTTAACGTTGTTCAGTATATCTTAAGAATACAGATATATCTGGTTCTATATAAGGTGCTATTCTTCCATTTTGTCTATGAGAACATTGTGGGTTCTTACAACTATATTGTCCAAAGCTTCCTACTTGATTTGCCAATGCTCTATTCTTCTCATCTCTTAAGAATGCTTCACCAGGAATACAGTATCTTAATTCTTTACCGCAATGTGGACATAGATTTGGTTTATCTTTATATGTTAGATATCCATAATCTAATATTTTTAATACTTCTTGTCCATTTGCTTCTATGTCGAATCCAAAGTTCCATGGTGAGAATTCAGGATTCAAATCAGCCATTACGAAATGTTTATCGTATGCTGTAATTAAATCAACATATTGTTGATATATTGCTGGATTTTCTAATAATAGATCTCTACAAGCAGATCCTAAATATTTATCTGCGTCAACAGGAGTAAGACCATTTTGAGATGCTCTTTGTTGTAATAACATTTTAACTGCTTTAGAATCTTCTATTCTAGTAATTCTTTTTTGTGCTAGTATCATTGTATTAGGTATTAGCACAGATGGTAAATAAGTTTGTCTTATTTTTACCATATATGGGGAATTATTTAATCCTTGATTGAATACTTGTTGATATCCCCATGCTGCTCTTTGGTTATCTTTAATACCTGCTGGTAATTTTACTGGAACCATTAAAATCATTGGTCCATTTATTCCAAGCATTGCTTTATATTTAGAATCATCAGGTGTTAATTCTACTGCTACTCTATTTTGTCCTCCACCAATCATTCTTAATTTTCCTTCTCTTATCATTGTTAATACTTTATCTCTTACATGGAAAACATCAGCTGTTCCATTCATGACTGCAGAGATTGCATTATTTAATTCTAGTATTATACTATCAGCATTAAAGTTTGCTGGGTAGACTTGTCCCATCATTGGTTGTTGTGGTTGGTTTCCATAATACATATTATATTTCCTCCTTGATTTTTTAGTCTTCAAAAAATGGTTCGGTATCATTATACATTTCGTCGTCCATTTTTTGTTGTTCTATGAATTGTTTACGATAAAAATTTTCTAAATCTTTTCCAGTTAATTCTGGAGGTGCAGGTTGAACCATTTTCTCTTCAACTACTTCTACACCTATCGAATCACCTTCTAAATTCACTTCTTTTTCTAATTCCTGTAATAATTCTTCTATAGGTTCAAGATTTCTTTCTGAATAGATATCTTCACCAATCATATCTGAATTAAAATACGGAGCATAAGAGAATGACAAGTCTCTACCATTTAATATAACAGTATGACTTACTTCATATAGATTATGGATTATTCCTCCAAAATCTATTGTGTTATAAATGCATCCAATATCGTCGAATAAACTTTTACTCGAAGATTTGATATGGGTATTAACAGCACATTCGTCGATTACCGGATTCTCGACGAGCATGCCATTCTTTATTGTAATCAAGTTTGGTGACCGCAGCATATCTGCGATTCTTAATCGATCATAGTAAGAAGAATTCATTATAAGATTTGATAAGTTACGAGCATATTCCGCTGAACTTCTATCAAATCCTCTTATTATTTTATTCTTGACTATACCATCTGTATCTAATAAGATAAGATTAAAAGCCGTATAGGATGTACCGTCGTACTTACCTATGTCTGTTTGATTTTCTTCTATACTCTTAACACTACTTTCTTGATTACTATATCCTAGTTGTACCCAGGCAGGATCATTCCTGTTGATATTGGTTGATTGAAACCCGCATTAGTGTTCCATCCATTCATAACGTTTGGTGATTGTAATGGTGCATTAACTGGTTGAGCCATAGGCATTTGTTGCATAGGTTGTCCCCATGTATTAGCCATTGGAGCTTGTTGTGGTATTACTTGTTGTGGTACTTGTTGATAAGCATTATCTGGAACATTTACAATTTGAGGTGTTCCGTATACAGGACTATTCTTTTGTTGTTGTAATCTTAATAAGTTATTTCCATAAGCTGGATTTCTTAATGTTTCTCTTCTTGTGTTATAATAGAATTCTGTACAAATTTCTACTAATCCTGTTGCAGGATCAATTAAGGATAAGTATTTACTATTTGTCACTGGATCATGTGCTCCATAATCTTTTACTGTATAATATAATATTGCTCTATCTGTTACTGATTTATCATTTTCATTTGGTGAACCTAACCCTTGTGGGAATTGTCCTATTGGTGTTTGTTGTGTTGGTTGAGTGTTTCCCCACGCATTAGCCATAGGTGCTGTATTCACAGGTGCTGGTGCACTATAAGTTGGTACTTGTTGTGGCACGTTAGAATAAGTATAATTTGCTGCAGTTGGTGTTATTCCCCATGCGTTTACTATTGGTTGTTGTACTTGTGGAACCATTGGTTGAACTGGCGTTCCGTAAGTTACTGGTTGTTGATAAACTGGTTGCATTGGTTGTGCTACTGGTGCGAATGCTTGATTGTTAAATTGTGGTCCATTGTTTGTATAAACCGGTACTTGCTGTACTGGTTGTCCCCCTATTGGTTGAGATGTTACATAGTTTGTTAATTGCATTTGATTTCCTCCTTGATTATTTAGATTATTATTTATTGGTTGAACATTTGTTGCTGGTGTTGGTCCTCCTTTATTAATAATTGTTCCACTACTTAATGTGGATCCATTTACCATTGCTGGAGCTTGTGTTTGTTGCATTACTGGTGGAGGTGTTTGTTGTACAGGCACTTGTTGAACTGGTACTTGAGCCATAGGTGCTGTTGGTTGTATTACTTGTCCACCATTAATTGTAGTCATTATTGGTTGTTGTTGAACAGGTTGCTGTGGTTGAACTCCTGTCCAATTATTTTGTTCTATAGGAAGTTGTCCTGTAGTTAAGTATGTTGTTACCATTTGATCATAATTCCAATCATCTTGTGACCAAAGTGATTTTGGTTTAGTAGATAATGCTTTTATTCTATCTGCTAAAGTATAAGTAAATTGATTACTTAAGTAATTCTCAATTTCAGCGTGTTTAATTATTCCAAATGATGCTAAGATATTCATAATTTCTCTTTCTGCATCTGATTTTTCTTTTGAGTTTTTCAAAGCATCTGATATTGACATAGCTATTATTTCTGGAGATGATGTTACATTATATTCAACTGCCATTCCTCTTAATAACCATGCTCCTAATTCTACCATTGCTGCTTGTACTATAGCTGTAAAATCTATTGGGGCTTGTTGATCTGTTGCTGCTGCTACAATTGTATTAACTGCTTCTTGTGTTAAGAATCCATTTGTTACTAATAGGTCTAATGCTGCTTGATTACTAAATAGATCATTAATAACTTTACTGAATGTTACAGTTTGGAATAGTTTATTATTTCTTACCATAACATCTTGTAATTCTTTATAAGATCTCCAGCATTCATATAATGTTCCTGCATTTAGTGCCATAGGTGATGCGTCATCAGAATTAATATTCCATACTGATTCTCTTTGAATAGTTAATATAATATTTTCATATTTTATTAAAGCATTTCTTAAAGGGTGTTCAGCTGGTAATATCTTGATCATTTCTTCAATAATTTTTGGTACCGCAGGTTTAGACATTTCTTTTCTTGCTGCAAATTTTAAGTTCATATCTCCACTGCCTACATAACCTAAATTAACTTGTCCACTATCTTTATATCCTGTTGGAACATTATTTGGATTTGTTAAAAATTCTGCTCCTACATTTACTTGACCGGTTGTTGAGTTTATATCATTTGTATATCCATTCATTTATACCACGATCCTTTCATATTAGATTTTTTTTTTTTTTGATTTTTTTGGTTTGGTATATTTTTAATAATCTGCAGATTATTAACATTTGAATCGAAAAAAACACCTTACACTCCTCTCTTTAATTTTAAAGACAAGAGGTTCATATATCGACGCAGAACCCCGGTCAGAGTAAATCCTGCATTTCAATATGAACCTCTCATCTAAGAAAGGAAATGATACTATGAATAACATACAAATGTTGTCATTCATGAATACAATGTATTTTGATTCATTTATATGATATATAATATAAAAAAATTAAGAATATCGCTATTCACCATTCATTGCTTTAACTTCTTCTTCAGTCATTTCCATAGCTGTTACTATAGAATTATCAACCAAATTAAAGTCTCTTATTGTAGATCTATAATCATTACCTATACGGAAACCATCCATGTTCGAAACATAATGGACTCTATTCCATTCAGGAGATCTTTCTGTTCCATTAACATCTATAAATTTAGCATCACCATCTCTATCTTTTTCTACTAATAAAGAAAAATAATCCTTATCATATATAGTAGCTTTATAACAGAAATAAATTTGTTCTGGTACATTTATTACGTCAAATGCTTTTGCTATACTATCAGATGATAAATCTCTTAATATATCATGAGTAGCCGCTTTAGCTAGTCTACGTTTTATTTCAGACGATGCTCTATTTAATTGTATACCGGTTATTACTGGTATTTTAAATTTACTCGCTATTGATCTTAATTGTTCATTCTTTCTTACTAATGCTGCTATTCTTTCTGCTTCATCTTCAGGTGTTAATCTATACTTTAATAAATCAGAATAATCAAATATTAAAGCAACACATTTTAATCCTTCTCTTTCATAATGTTGCATATCAGTATTCAATTGTTGATAAGAATACTCCCTTGCTGTTTCTTTTTGATACATAACAGGAATATCGGATCCAAATTCTTTTAATTTATCTTTTATTTGTTCATCTATTTCTTTATTGCTTGTTCGTAAATCATTTTTATCTATACCATAAAAAGAAGCTCTTCTTTCTGTCATCTGTGTTTGATCCATCTCCAAATTTATATATAATATGTACGGAGCATAGCCTGAGGGTACTTTCAAATCAGCTGGTTTATTAGCGATAGACATAAATTCTGCCATATTCTGCATGAAACCTGACTTAAATCCCCCTGATATAGATCCTACAATATAAGACTTACCACATTTAAATCCACCGCCTGTTACATGGTCCATCCACATTCCAGTCTTCATTCTATTAACTGATTTCTGGAAATCTTCTTTTAATTGATTTACTCCTCTATCTTTTATATCTGGATTAGTAGATATAAGAACACTTTCTTTTTCTGATACCGATTCTCTTATTTCAGTCATTAATGTAGATAATTCATTTTCTCTTTCTAACATTTCATTAGTAGCCTCTTTAACATCAGATACACCAGATATCATATATTCATTATAAGCATCTTCTAATCTATTAAATGTTCTTTTTACTTTAGATTGAAATTTAACTTTAGCATACAGATTACTAAAATCCGAGAGTATTTCATCGGGTTGGTAATTACCAACCCTAATTATACTTTTTATATCATCATCGATATTTAATTCTTCAAAATATGTTAATGCTTGTTGAGAATTCTTAATTCCTTTATCCATTAATACATCTGAGAACTTAACAGCTGTTTGAAATACTCTTTTTAAATACTCATCATCTATCTCAGGATCTGATATAGAATGTAAAGCATCATATATATTAACCATCAATTGTCTTTTTTCTGTATGATTAACCATTAAATCTAAAGTAGTAATTAGTAATGATTTCGATTTATGAAACAAAACTCATCACCCCTTTATGTAATTTTCTATTTCTTCTTTAGATAAAACTAACCCTTGTTCTTCCACTAATTTATATATTTTATCTACTATTGGAATTGATTGATCTGAATAAAAGTCAGAGTTTTGATTTTTTTCTGACTCTTCGAAATCATCTTCTAACTTTTGTGTTATTTTAACACGGTATTTACGTGTCAATGATTTAATAAATTCTAAATTAGATAATCCTTCTATACTACGTAATCCAGTAACAACAAATTCTATTCTATCTACATTCTTCATTCTTAACATATTATTACCTATTAAAGATCTAAGATCTTCTTTTCTTTTAGTATGAAGATTTTCTATAACTATTCTATGAAAAGTTGGAGCTTTATGATTTTCTATATATTTCCACGTCCACGTAAAATCATCATTTACAATAAATTCCATATATCCCTTTATATTATCTATATCAGAGAAATTATGAGTTGTTAAAGAATTAGTGTAGAATATTTTATTATTAATATTAATGAATTTGTGTATATGACCTCCTACAGAAAAGAGTCTGGTATTATTTAAAAGATCTTCTGTTTCTATAATAACTGATTTAGGTAAATTAGTAGGATTATCAGTTTTCTTTAGATAAGGTATTACTCCATTAATTGTACCATGGAATACTGTTATATCTGCTGGATGAGAAAATGCATATTGATAAAAATTCGTATAATTATCAAAATATGGTTCAGGTAGAAATCTAAATACTAAATTATTTATTTTTTCATACATTATTTGTGTATAACATTTTAACACATTGTCATTTTCATAATGTTGTTGTAATACTTCAATAATCTTTCCTTCATGTGTTGCGGTACCTTTTATTATACGAAAAAGTGTATTAGTCTCTTCACATGCTTTTCTTATATTAGCTACAAATTTCATAGCATTAACAAATCTTCGGTCATCTGTAGAATAAACTTTATGTGTAAGATCTCCTGCAAAAATTAAAAGATCTACAGGATCGGTATAAAGTTTAGTCTTTAAATCTAATAACTCTGTAGAATCGTATCTATCTATATCATCATTAGATATATATAAATGTAAATCACTGTATACTCTTATTTTCATTATATTTTTTTTCCTTTCTTATGCTACGAAATGACAATATCCGTCCCATGATAACATTACACCAGTAGATGCAAATATACCATCATCATATTTATCATTATCTTTTATCATTTCTTCTATATTTTTAATTATATTATCTTTTGTAAAATCATCTGTTACAATTATATTTTCCATGTCCTTTTTAAATTTACTGTTATAACCTAAAGAAAGTGTATAAGCTGTAGCTTCAGTTTTACTATTTATAATATCTATAGACTTTCCTAATACTTTATAATTTTTTCTACCATTTTCCCCTACTGTATAAGTAAATTTTTCTGTCAACATATATGTAGGACTATTAGCTATTTGAAGTTCATCTTTTCTTTTTATTATATATACTGCTATGCTATTTAGTGTTTCACTATCCTCTAATGATATATAAGCTACATTAAAAAAAGAAATATCATCTTTATCGAATATGTTCATATCTTCAGTATAATATTGTGAAAGAAAATTTTTTAAATCTTTCGCTCTATCTTCAACTAATTTATCTGCCCAACCTACAATAGGTACTTTTTTCTCTATCGAATTTTTTAATTTCATCTTTTACCTCCAAATATTTTATTTTTACTTAATGGGTTTAGTAAAATTTTGTTAAAATATATGGATAATACCACTATTTTTTAATTATTATATATAATATAACTGGTATAAAATAATATAAATAAAGGAGATGATGTTATGAAAATAACAAAAATGTCAAAATTAGAAGAAAAGAAAAGTGATCTTTTACCTGATATAGAAATATCAGTTAGATCAAAAGTAAAGGTTCCAAAAGATTTATCGGAGTTTCTGGAGAGAGAGTTCATAAAGTTCCATGGTGATGATGTTTATAATAGAGTTATCCAATATCAAAATTGGCATCTCATTTTACTTACACCTAAGGCTATTATGATAGAACCTATTACAAGAAAACATTGTCATAAAATATACAGTACAATAGTAACTTATAATAAAAATGGTGTAGCTATTATAGCGACTGGAAAAATTGAAAGTACTACATTTACTAAAAAGGAACTGGACAATCACGTTATTGATGACTTGGAACATCTATTATGGTATGCTAATAAAAGATTTAATATAAAATAGGAGGAAAAATAATGAAAATTATAAATTTTAAATTAGAAAGAAGAGTATTATTCATGGGAGATCCGGAACCTTTATATGGTTCCTTAGTTATACAAGAAGTGAGTGAAAGGAAAGTTGATTATGAAATACCAAAGGCTTTAGAAAATTATATATATCAGTATTTCGAAGAGAGTTGGAACTATGGAAAGAAATATGCAGAAGAAATACTTAAAGAGGATTTCATTCTTATTGGGTATATCGGAATAAGAGGATGGGTATTAAAATCAAAAGGAAAATTACCTTTCCGTATATATTTCGATAAAGAAAAATTTAATATTTATTCTGAGAAAGAACCTGTTGCACTTGATGGTTATATAGATTATCAATTGACAGGTGTTCAACAAGCATTAGAGGATATATCTAAATATTTTGAAAAATATGTAGATGAATTAATGAATCATCTATGGTAAATTTAGATAGGCTTATTATATTATCATTATATATAATATAACTGATAAACAAATAATAAAAAAAAAAATCTTAGGAGGTAATTATGAAAATATTAAAATTAGCAGGGGGTATCGCATTAGGTTATTTGATCGTGAAAGGAGTTCAGGGAATCATCAAAATACAACATCTTCATGAGACTGACCCAGAATTAGCTGAAGCAAGAGAATTGTACAAAGAAGCAGCAGAGAATTATAAAGAAACATTAACTGAAAAATTACAAGAAGAAAAAAATAAAAAGAAACAAGAATTGAAAGAGAAAGTGGAAAAAATGAAAGAAGCTGCTGTAGAAGCGGTTGAAGGAGGTGTATTATAATGAACTTAACAAAAGATCATCTAGTGGGTGCCGGTGTAGGTGCTGGTGCCGCATTGATACTTACAGGAAGCATCGTTGGGATAGCGAAGCTTGTTAAAAGACACAAAGAGAAAAAGATAGCGGAGCAAGTAGTAGCATTACAAAAAGCTACTGCTACTGCTTTAGCTAATAAATAAATTAACCTCTTCGGAGGTTTTTTTTTTTCGTAAAAATATAGAGCCCCATACGGGGCTCATTTTATTTTCTACCTTGAAAATAATTAATTGTGTTGTTTAATGCTTCTACAGTTTCTTTTCTATCAGACAATAATCTGTTAACTTTTCTTGTTTTTATATCTTGAACTATTTTAGCTTGTTCGGATAAAGGTTTTACCATCTTCTTATTAGTTTCTTCAAAAACTTTAGCATAAGCTTCACCTACAGCTTTTTGTATCATATTACTTAATTCTTTTACTTGATTATCCATATATTCCTCCTTATTCTATAAATTCATCTAAATCTTTTATTTTGTATAATTTAATACCCATATCGTGCGTTGCTTTCATATATTTATTCAATATTATAGATCCTATATTTGGAACATATATTCCAATATTTACAGCATCGTCTCCTGTTAGTAAGAATGGTTGTTCTCCCATACAATGTGAACATATTCCACCTTTTACGCCTTTACAGAATGCAGGACTTCTTTTCTTATTTAATTTACCAAAATACTTATCTATATTATCGTCTGTTACTAATACTTCTTGATCTCCGTCTAATACATATCTGTAAATTAAATCTGATTTATTATCATCTACTACTTCTAAATATTCTTTACTTCCACAATCTCCTTTATGTGCAACTAAGCTTTGGAATAATGCTGTTAGTCTACTAACCATATATCCTCCTAGTGCGGTATCTTGTGCTCTGGCATAAGCTCCAAATATTTGTAAGTTAGCAGCTGCTTGTATATCTTCGTTCTTCATTCCACTTTTAAGGTTACTTGTTACTAAAGCAATATTTCCTGTTCCTGGATCTGGAATAGCTCCTAAAGATATTTTTAATGTCTTCCAGTCAACATCCCATTTCGGAGATACATTACTATTATATAAATCAATCATAGGATCATCTTTATAATATTCTTTACTAAATTCTATCATTTCTTTTTCAAAAGCATCCATAGCACCTGGATCTTTATCTACTTCTATACCTTGTTTATATTTATTATATACTTCTTGCATCTTTTTCTTAAATACAGGATCATCTTCCATTAACATATGGTAACTAATACCTGGACTTACTAAATCTGTTATACTAAATCCTAATTGTTCTTCTTTATTTAATATTGCTTTATATTCTTCAACAGTTATTTTTCCTAATGATAATTCTGTCGCATAGTGTGTCATTATATCTCTTATTTTACCAGCATGCATATTGTCATTTTGGAATTCATAATTATTAAGATGACTAAATAATACTTCATTAAAAATAACTCTTCCTAAAGATGTAAATTTACCTTTCCATTGTACTGTGGTATCTACATCATATTTGTCACATATTTCTAATACTTGAGATACAGTTACATCACCATGTGCATTATCAAATAATGTATGTAATTCATCTTCTGCTTTTTTATCTCTAGTAGTAGGACCTAATATTTTATTTTTTACTAATGTTAAAGAATATAAACCTTGTAATCCTTCTTTTCCAATATCTCTAGAAGGAGAACCGTCCATGTTCAATACAGATATTGCTTTTTTATTTATTGTATCTATAGCATCTCTAGCTTCTTTACTATAGACTAATTTTATTGACATCTTATCCCCCGATAAGTTATATTTGGACTATATCTTCAATCAGCGTTTCTCATCTGATGACGGGCACTTCCAAGGTCGTCACTCCATCCTAATCTTAATAGGCTATATTTTCATATAGTGTACTTCGTAGAGTACGAGTATCTCAACTCACCCTACACGCTAGTCTCTGAACCTTGATCGTAACAGTTTGTAGACTGTCCTTTAGACCCTTGGCGGCTGATTATCTAAGATCAGATATTCTCAAACATTCACGCCTAATCTTTCGATTTACGTTGTAGCTATCTGATATATAAAGACTTTCCAGCAATTCACCCGTTTTTATTATGACAGGGAAATTTTATCATAATCACCACCAAGTTTGGAGAGGTAAAGGTTCGAGATTCTCATCGTTTCATCAAATGCTTTATCTAATAATCCTGGTGATTTTATAAATTTTCTTATATTAGGATATTCATCTTTAAATGAATAAATAGGTTCTTCATCATCATGATCTAAAAATACTTCACAATCACCATAGTCTTCTACAAAAGTAGACACCACTGGTTGTACAAATATATTAGAATCTTTATCTGTTACAGGATAACGTGTTAAGACTGCTCTTAAATTATGTTTATATAATTGTATAGCAAAGAAAAATAAATCCATCCAAGTCATATATCTTTCTTCTCTATATGCAGCACCATGGTCATCTCTGTAATCAAATGTTAGAAGAACTTCTCTTCCATTCTTTCCTAATACAGGTTTTATTCTTTGTATTTGAGAATGGTCAAAGTTAATCATACATTCTTGGATATATTCATCATTAAAGAAGTTATCAAAATCTACTTGATCCATATCTGGAAATTTACCATAATCAAATAAAGATTGTAAGACTCTTTTAGTACTTCCTAAAGCATGAACTGGAGCTCCATTTAAGAAGTGATGTAATGGTATACTAGCATGATCTAATTTATGTCTAGCTTTTCCAATAATGTCTTTATTTCTTACTTCTGGTGCTGTTATAACCAATCTAATGGAGTTATCTACTACTCTTCCCATAGCTGATGATTTCAATAATCCTGTTTTTTTATCATTTGTTGCTTTTTTAAAGTATTCAAATATGTTATTTACGATACCTTGCATTTTCATATCATTCCAATTAGATTCAAACATTACTCTTTTTCTGAATTCTGCTGCTTTTAATAGATCTATATACATTTGATTTAATTCATCCATTTTAATACTATCAGATTCTGTATCTAGATCCCTATAATGTAAAGGCTTTACTATTATTTTGTCTATAAAGAATTCATCTCTAGTTAATTTATCGTAAGCTATTTTCATTTTGCGAGTTGTTAATTTTGTTCTATCATCGGTTTTTAATTTAGATAAATTAATTTTATCAAAATTATTATATAACCAGGTTAAACCTGTATCTCCGTTCTCATCAGGAACTAAATCTCCAGATTCATCTATAATGAATCTTTTATTACCACTAATTATTAAAGGTAAATCTCTCCATAATCTGGAAGATATAGCATATAATAAAGGATGGACGACTGGTCCGTGTAATCTAATAAATCCGAATGTGGTAGCTGTAGCTTCTCCGTATCCAAAAATATTAGGGTCAAATAAAGAACCAGGTCCTCCAACATTTTGAGAAGTTACTTCTAAAATGTGCTTATTACGAATCATTTTGTTAGCATTCAATAATCGGGTTTGCATTATCTATCTCCTTTCTCTTCTTGTAAATTTCTATATATTTCTCCAATTTGTGCTTCAAATTTTCCTAACTCACTATTAGCCTTTTCTTTTCTTTGTCTTTCTTCAGCTAGTTTTAATTGTTGCTCTTTTTCTCTTTCTTTACTGTCTTCTGCTAATCTAGCTTGTATATTTTGCCAATCTGCTATCATACTTTCTATTCTTGTCGTATAAGCTGGTACTATATACTTTTCTATTAAGAATGCTTTTGTTTCTATACGACTTAAATCATAAACGAAATCTAAATTAGCTGTTAAGTATTTCTTATCTACAATGTCCATTATATTCTCGTAAATATTTTTGATATCATCAGTCTTTCTCTTTTCTGTTATATCAGGCATATTAAATAATCCAGTAGATATATCATAAGCTTCTTTTCTTCCTAAATAATGATCTTTAAAATATATATCCATAACATCACTTGCTATTGTATGTAATTGAGAATCTACTCTATTAAAGTCTATAGATCTTCTTAAATTATCTTCCATAATTTTCATATCAAGTTTGTCACGTTCTTGTTGTGTTAAAAATGTTTTTAATCTAATTGACTTCTCTATTTCATTTTCTATTTTTTCTTGTAATGATAATTTTACTTGTGTAATGTCAGTTTTTACTTCGGTTATTTCTTTATCTATTTTAGCATCTAATTTATCTATTTTAATATGAGCGTTAGCTACATTCTTTTTTATTGGTTTCACTTCTACTTTACTCACATAATTATCAAATTTCTTTTCTATTTCTTCTAATTTTTGCTTTATATCGTCTATTCTTGGATCTTTCTTAGAATTAACTCTAATCGTCCATACAAAATAAATTAATATCCCATATAATGGGTAATATATCAGCATTTGCTGTAATAAGTTATTATTCATTTTTTCCTCCTAAATTAATATAAAATATATGTATGATAGTTACGGTGAGTTTAAAACACAGCCAAACCAACGTTGATATATTTTTATTTGTAGGAGGTGGATATCGATGATAACACTTAGGGAAATCGTTAATTCGGTTGTAATAAAAAGAAGTGTATTAGCTGATTCTTTAGATAAGATTTTAGAAGAGAATACTGGATATAGTCCTAGATTAGCTATAATGGAATATAGAGATGCTTATTATAAGACTGACACCTTAGCAGCATACACATTTAGAATTAATGATCTTGCCAAGTTCACAGATGACCCAGATAAGCTTAATCAAATGGTAAAAGATAATAGATTTATATATACTTATTTAGATGAAGTAGCTCAAGAAGAGTTATTAAATAAAAAGAGACAAGAAGTGTTAACTGAGTATTTTGAATATAATGAGTACTATAGGATATTGATGGGATTACCTAGATTAAAAGTTAAAGGTAATACATTAGTAGAAGATCCAGCATATTTCGTATATCTAGATTCAAATGTTATACTACAAGGGGTAGATAATAGAGTACCTATACATATGATGACAGATCTACAAAAAAGAACATTAGTTTCTTCTGGCGAAATGGCTAAATTAATATTAAAGTATCCTAATTTAGAATATTTAAAATATGTGGGTAAGGGTATAAGTGCTTTAGATTGTAGAGATGCTAAAGAATACGAAATAATATATGTAGATACATCAACTTCTAACATGAGAATGTTTGTTGACCATTATAGACAAGTTAGAAATAATTTTATGGTCAATTACTATGATGAAGTATCTTCAGTACGATATACTTTTTATGAACCTCTACAGTGTGTTAATTTAATTATGGCTGCTATGGCAAATGTTAATGCATATATTCCACGTAATCAGTTAGATAGTGAGACTATAGATGAATCTGAAATATATAATCTATTTGAATCTTATGGTGTTCCAAAATTTAATTTTTCTTTAGAGTATTTACAAAAAATAGCTCAGAAATTAAATACATTTATGAGAAAAAAAGGTTCTAAAGCAGTAATAAATGAAATAAGTAAATCATTTAATGAAATAACTATTTTCAAATACTTCTTATGGAAGAGAATTAATCCAAATGTAACAGATATGACATTATCTCCTAAAGAGAAATATGAATTATTTTATGTTAAAGCACCTATTATGGCAGATGATCCTTATGAATACGTAAAAGATCCAGAAAATCTAGTTCCATTTAGAGATATAGCTGATGCTGATGAAAAATGGGGAGAAGATGGTAATAATTTAGAAGATGAAATTAAAGCTATGGACTTTTCTTATTCTGAAGGAAAATATTTGTCATTAAATAACAAAATAGATTTAGCTTCTTTTACATTTGAAATGAGTTTTTTTGTTAGATATGTTATAGAACATGAGAAACCTTTCAGAAATGTTACTATATATTTAGATACTGCTGGATATAATGCTACTTTATTCGAAGTTATATCTTATTTACAGTGCTTAGTATTCAGAAAAATGAAATTAAGACCTGATATACCAGATACAATGCAAAGTGTATTGTATTTATATGGTATAAAATATAATATTGATTTCGAAAGATTAAAGGTATTATTAAAACAGCATTTCAAATACAGTGAATTTAAAAAAGATGTCAATATAGATAATTTTATTTTGATGTTAGATGGTAAAAGATATAATATAGGAGAAGTATTAGATGCTTTTGAGACTAATTTAGATATAGTATATAAATTACGTAAGCTACAAAGAAGAGTTAAGACTGTAGATGATTATAAAATAATAGGAGATGTATTAAAAGCTATATCTTATAGTGAGAAATTACCTGAGACTTATAGTCATCACACAGATTTAGAACATTTTTTAGGTAGTTATACAGCAGAAAGTGTTAAATTAATTAACCGTATGGATGAAATAAAAAATAAAGCTACTGATCCTAATGACTCTTCTATTTATAATCATGAAATATCAGAAGTAATTAATAATATTCGTAGCTTTATAAATGTTCATAAGCATAAAAGAATAGCAGATTTATTAGATACTACTCAAACTATATATTCTGATTTCGATTTGTTGAATTATTTAGAGAAAATTATAGATTTCTTTAAATCTTATACACAAGATATAGTATCTAAAGGATTAGAATATAGTATACACGATATTAGAGAAGGTGTTAAATCGATAGAAAGATTAACATATATAATGAACTTAGAGAAATGGGAACAAGTAACTCATGAAATCTTATTTACTAATAATGATAATGAGAAATTAAGAGAAATACCTGATCCTAATTATTTAAGGGATGTTACTCGTAGTAAAGATATTTTAAAATATATAGATCAAAAGACTGGAAATGCTATTGTTATTTCTAAGTCTGGATAAGAAGGAGGATTAGTTTAAATGATGATTAATAATAAAATTAAAGAATTCACTGTTTGTGGAGGAGAAGGAACATTTAAATCCCAAGAAGCACGTGACTTCTTTAATAAAGCAAGAAAAGAAGGTAAAACTTCTGTAGGAATAATCCATAAAGAGATTACTAGAAAAGATGGTACTAAATTATGGGAATATGTTGGACACAATGATACCTTAATAGGAGGTACTCAAAATTTAGTATTAAATAATTATGCTAATTTAGATAAAACAAACGTAACACTGATAAACAACATTGAATCTGAAGCGGGAATGAATCCTACTACAGTAAGTAGATATTTATCTGATAATAGAGTTATATTTGGATTAGCAGTAGCATGTGATGGAGCAGTATTAATGCAAGAAGAAGTAGTTAAAAGACATAGTAAAGGATTCGTATCTGGTAAAATAATGGCATTCCAGTCTATAGCTACATCTTTAGATGATATTGAAGCAAATTATAAAAAATATGCACTTAGAAGTCTAGCATCTAATGGAGAAGCTCAATATTTTGTTAAATTAATAAATCCTAAAATAGATAACATATCTATTGATAGTGAAAATAATCTACCTAACTATCCTGATACAGCTTATCACGGTAATAGTGATGTAATGACTCGTGTTACTATTGATATTAATATTACAGCTGAAGAATTTATGGGATGGTGGGGTGCTACTTATGGAACTACTGAAGGAGGATTTATGAATTCCTTTATGTTAGTTGCTGGAAGACCTTGTGAAGTAGTAGAAGGCGGAAAGACTATTATCACGTACAGAGATATTATTTGTGTAAGAAAAAGTAATTTTGAAAATAAACCTATTAAAAACGCTAAAGTCGAAAAATATTCATATGAATTATATTACGTGTAATCGAGGTGATCGACTATGAGTTTTTGGGATAAAATGGCAGGATTTTTTAATAAATATGGTGGACGTAATGGAACAGAAGCTGCTTCTAATTACCATTCCAATTCTTATGGTACTGTACAAAATAAAATGGGTTCTTTAGGATCTAATTATGGTACATATAATTATAATACTAGAGATACTTCTAATAGAGCAAAGAGTAAAGGTGGAAATCCAGAAATAAATGCTGGAAACGGAAGATCAAATAGTTATTATGAAGGAAATACACATACACAAATGACTAATTTTGTTAATAAAGCAGGAAATGTTAATAGAACACAAAATAGAGAATCTGGTAATACAGGAAATGCTAAACATAATTCTTTTTATGAAAATAAATCTAAAAAGGGTAAAGAGTATAATCTGTCTTATCCAGCAAATTACAATGCTGCTGATACACAAACAAATGGTCAATTAGGAAAAGATAGAAATGGAAAAACATTCACTACTCCTATGTATGGAAATAAAGTATATGATACTAACTATAATGTAGACGACTCATTCATATCTACTAAATGGGAAGAAAGATCTCCGTTAAAAAAACATAATTATCATCTAGAGAATGGAAGAGGTAAAATACAAACAGTTGGAACATATGACCCGAATTGGAAAGGTGATTATGAGAAAGCTAGTAAGAAAATAAAAGAAGAGAATAAAAAATTATTAGATCAATCTAAAGGTCCTAGCTTTCTACAATTTGATATTGAACAAATACTAGAGACTAATGGGATCACCACCAATAGATTAAAAAATAAATTACTAACAATTAAAAGAATAAATATTAACCGTACACCATCATTTTCTGAAATGGTTAATTATGGTAAGCAATATATATTCTTTTCTAAACCTGATTTGAATCTATTTATAGACAATTCAGGAACAGTCAATCCAAGTATAAAACAGAACTGTCCAGATCTTTATATGAAAATTATTAGAAATCCTTTAGTAGCTCAGCAATTACAAAGCTCATTTGGAGGACCTAATAGAGGATCTGGAGGGGGGATTATTACACAATTGTCTAATATGTGTAATGAATGTGCTTGGCCTGATATGGGTATATCAAAAAAAGAAGGTGCAAAAAATATTAAAGGTCAAGGAATCTCTTATGGAGGAGATTTCTTTGAAGCAACAGATCAACAAGAATTAAATATTTCTTTTTTAGATAATAGAGATAGAGATATACAAATATTATTCGAAATATGGTGTGAATATATAGAAGGTGTAAATAATGGTACTATTACGAAGAAGTCACTTTATATATCTAATAATACTGTAGATTATGCTATAAATATTTGGGTAATGACTTTAGACGAATCTTATAATATTTTATCTTGGGGTATGGCTGGAGCATGTTTTCCATTATCGGTTTCTACAGATTTATTAAATTATAGTGCTGTGCCGAAAACTGCTGCTGAATTAGCAGGTCCATTTCAATATAAATGGCACGTATCTTATTTTCATAAACCTAACATGCACAGAACAATGGAAATGTTTAACTATGCTACAGGATTTAAAAATACTATTGCACCTTATTTAGATGCTACTAAATCTAGTTACCAATTTACACATACACAAGTAGGTAATTATTGGATACATGCTGGATTTATACCTTATCATACTACATTATTTTATGGATATGAATATCACTTTAATATAGAAGATAAAATGGCTGAGATGGTAGGAGTACACATTTCTTATCCATCTTCAGGAATAACCCAGTATTCATTAGTATTTGCTTCGGTAGATGTAGGACCAAGTAGGAAACCAGGGGAATTTGGTACTAATGAATATAACTTTTATAAATTTGATGATGATATAGAAGAAAATGTCCGTAATTGGCAAACATGGACTGCTCAGCATCCTAATTACTATAAAAATCCTATGAATAAAGATGTTGTAGGAACACCATTATGGAATCAAGATCAATTTAATCCTGATTATCAAGCATGGTTAATAGCACAAGGTGGAAGATCTTGGAATCAAAGATTTAATAGAGGATATAATTCTTCTAATAATAGATTTGGTGCTTTTTCAGGATCATCAAATAGTAAGTTCTTTAGTGGTGCTGTAGGACAAATTGCGAGAGCATTTGGAAAAATATTTTAAAGGAGAATAAAAAATGAGTAAAAATGTATATTTATTTAGTAAAGAATTAGGGCAATTACAATTATATACAACAGATCAAGTTGTGTATGTACCAGAAGAGGATTTCTTGAAAATAGAACAAGAACATTCTGAAGAATTGATGAAGAATTATGGTAAATTAGTATTAGATGAAAATGATAAATTAAAATATGAGGATTTTCAAGTTAAAGTACTAGTACATAAAGATTATTATTACTTTACTGAGACAGTCGTAGAACCTGATCCTGACCAAATGGATGGATTCTATTTAATAACAGTACCTAAAAGTGTATTTGCTAAATACGATGCTATAAGACAGGATAGCTTAAATGGTACAAGACAAGTAATGTATTTCGATAATGATTTTCAGGTAATAACAATTCCTGAAGGATATATGTTTGATCATAAGACTAAGAAAGTAGTTAAAGATATCGAAAGAGATTTACAATCTTTTATATTTAGATTAGACAAGTATAATCTAGAACAGGAAATAAAATACAATGGATTTCCATTTGAAATAAATGGTAAAAAGTACTTACAACCATTTAGAGGAACAGAGGATAGATCTTATTATTCTACATTAAAGAATGATTTAAGTCCTGATCAGAGAGAAGTTAAGTTCTTCATTGATAATGGAACTGGTGTTAGAGATAGTTCTAATTATGATTTAGTAACTGGTCCTTCTTTATCTGATTTATTTTTAGAAGGTATGATTTTAAAAATAATCAAATTTGAAAATGCTTTAAAACCTGTATTAGAAAAGTATTGGGAAGAAATACAAGTTTTAATAGAGAAAAAAGATTTAGAAGGTCTGAATAAATTATATGAAAATAGACAAAAAGAAATAATTAAAAGATTAGAAGATGAAATAAACAAATAGAAAGGAGTAACCGATGTTATACGTTTATTCTAAAAAGACTAAAGATATTACTAAAATGGAAGATAGTATTCTATTAGATACAGATGTAATGGACAATTTAATGTCTGTACATAAAGAAGACATTAGAAATAATTTTGGTAGTATTGTAGTAAATACAGAAACAAATCGACCAGAATACAAACCTAATTATGTTTCTATTGTTGTAGATAAAGCTACTAATAACTTTACAAGAGTTAATACTAAAGGTGAAGATGATGAAAATAAATATTATACGGATGTATTATTTAAAGATTATGTTAATCATACTTCTATAGATGTATATAATAAAGTAGCTAAATTCTATAATAATCAATTCTTTATGTTTGAAATAAAAGAAGAATATGATTATAAAGCAGAAGATAATAGTTGGGTATTATCAGTAGAAAAATATAAAAAGAAAATTATAAAGAAAATAGAAAATTCTGAAGATGAATTAAGACATCATGGATTTTATCATAGTTTATTTAGTGATGGTAAAACATATTTACAACCTTTTAGAAATGTTACTAAAGATAATGATCAAGCAACATTCTTAGGTTTAAAAATAATGATACCACAGTCTGTAAGAAAATTAAAAATATTTGTAGAAGATGCTAATGGAAATAGAGCTACAGATCCAGGAACTTTTTATTGGATTGCTAATGGTCAATTATCTGATATAATTTTAGAAAGTATTTCTACTTTAATAATAGCTTATTCTGAATCTGTTAAACAAGGTATAAAAATGATGATACGTAAAGTACAAAATTTAACAGATATAGAACAATTAAAAGACATTGATAAGAAATACATACAAATGATTTTATTAGGTATGAAACAAGCTATAGAAGGTGTACCTGAAAATATGGCTTTATTGACATATAATAAAAATAAAATTAAAGCAGAAAATCCTACATTAATAAAAGATACAGGGACTATTTTTGGAGGTATGTAATGGACATATCTAGAAATTTAGACATTAAAAAATTACCATCTGTAGATTTAAACGATATTCATAAATCATACCATGATGGTGTGTATACTTTCACTAAAGATAAAGCAAAAATCAATAAGAATTTTCCGGCTAATGACATAGCCGGATTCTTATTTGTCAGCACGGATTTCGATGAAACTTTATGTGTTCAAAAAATTACTACTATGGGAAAGAATTTTTATTACAGAACAGGTACTAAAGTTAGTAATGTATTTGAATGGTCAGAATGGGATAGATACGCATCTTTAGAAGATGTACCAGCTAAAAGTATAGAAGAATTAGATAAAGATTTTATTACTAAGGAAGAATACTTTCCTAAATCAACCGAAGGATTAGATATCCATATGCTAGGAGCTTATGATTTTCAAATGGGAAAAGATTATTGGTATGATGCAAAATTACAAACACATGGTCTTTTACAAAGAGTATATAAATATTATGGAGAATTACCAGAGTATGTAGCTCCACATTACTTACCAGAATATCTTCATTCTCATGGATTTATGAAAAATAGAAGTAAGGCATTTTTATTAGGTTATTTTATAAGAGAAAATACTTTATTAGAAGATCAAAAAGATGGACAACCTAATCGTTGGCCTACTAAAAATCCTGGACTACTACAAGTATTTTCTTCTTTAGGTAAAAGACAGAAACCTAATTCAGTCCAATTAATGCGTAAAGATCCTATATATCCTGGAAAAGATTTTGATACTGCTACCAGAATAAATACTACACTTATATTTCATGATTTTATTACAGGCGATATTTATTTAAGTAGAATTGCAGACTGGTCACATGACGCTACTGAAATGAAACCTAATAGAGATGTATATAACCCTAGCTCTAACTTTGATTCATATAGTATGTCAGAATTACAATGGGATAAATTTAATATGGATCCTAAAATAACTTATGATAGAAATAAGAAAGGTATAGATTTATTGAAATTTAAATCTATATTAGCACCTATAAAAGTATCTGGATTAAATGTAGGAAGTAATGAAGTAAATGCTACACGTAGTATAGATTATTTGAATAACAGAGATTATTTAAATTTTTCTAATCTATCTAAGGTATACTCTTGGAAAGATGAATCTAAATTAAATATTAAAAATGATACTTTAGGATTACCTTTTTTCTATAGTACTATGACTGATAACGATTATACTTTAATTTCGTCTATGTTTTTTAATGGAACATTTAGTCAAAAAAGTAATATAGAAGTACAACAAAAATATAATAGAATCTATGTACATAATTTTCAGACCACTCCTTATTTCACATTCCCAGTATTTAATACATTTAATATTTCGTATACTACTATTAAAATAGCTAAAAATAAATATAAGAATATTGATATAGAGAAGGTGAATACATAATGTTATATCAAGATTATCAAAAATTAAATTGTTCATTACACGACAATCAATTTCTATCGGGAATAATGAATGGTGTATTTGGATATATATATCAAATACAAGAAGAAGATCCTTTTTTTTCGGATCCTACGTATAATAAATTTATTGGCGAGTTTGATATAGAAAGACCAACTTATTTTACTTTAGAAAATTTCTGTGATGGTACTTTTATATTACAGAGAATTACATTTATGGAAGCAAATAATTCTTATCTTAGAACAGGGTCTAAAATATTAGACAATGGTGTTGATTTTTTAAAAGAGAAAACATTGAATGGATTCGATTTTTCATCTTGGGTAGCAGATGGAATAAAAGAAAATGATACAGATGTTCAAAAGATATTGAAAACATCATCAAAAGAATCAATGAGAGAAAGATTAGTAGCAAAAAAAGAACCTACATATGATGATATATTTAAATATAAAAAGAGATTAGATGTCAATCAATTAACAGATTCTTCGTTAGAGACAGGATTTTATTCTTTATTAGATCAATTTGATAATTTAAAAAAATTAATCTATTATAATGACACAATTAAAAGTCGTAGGACTGCTATATATGATAGATGGGCAAAAAAAGATTACTATGATTTTCCTAATGAGAATCAATTAGAAGGTGTATTAGAAAATTATAATACAAAAAATTATGTTTTTCAAGCTTTATATATTTCTCATCCTGTAGTTATTAATCTTAACCGTGTTTTTGTTAAATCAGAAAATAGATGGACATCTTGGAGATTTAATCAAAATGTGGATGATATTTTCTGGCATTTAAATTCAATACCTACTAATAAATATAGTCTGTATCCTTACCATGCAAAGAAATTATATATCTCAAGAGAACGTATACGATCAAATGTATATGGAAAATATATGGAAAACGATGTTACCAGAGAAGCTAAAAATATACAATCTAATAAAGAAACTAGCTACAGTGCTAGATTTAGTTCTTTATATAATTTATCATATGAAAATGTGGCTGATTATACTTATGGATATTCAGGTATGCATGATGTAAGAACAGGTGAAAATGGTTTAACCGCTGATTATAAAGGTATTCTATATACTAATCTACGTACTTATCCATGGGGTCATCAACTTGATTATGATGTACCTGAATATGATACATTTTATCCTCGTAGATCAGAGTCAGATCTTAACTTTGATAATGTGCATGAGCGAATACGAGGACGAAGTTATTTAGGTTACACAGTAAATGGTATTTCTGATATGCACGGATTGCATTGGAGTGAGGAATACTTTAGATACATAAATGGATTAGCTATGTATTGGTCGTCAGATATATTATATTCTGACATATTAGTAAATAAAATAGTACAGAAAGATAAAACAATATAGGAGGTGAATAAATGTTATTAACTTATGGAAAAATAAAAACAATTAACCAAGAACATCCTATATTAAATCCATCATTAGATATGGATATGAATTTTTATAATGGTCATTATTTTATACCAGATGGTCTAAAATTAAAAGGTGATGAATCTGATATAATTATAGATTCAGGATTCCTTGAAGTGTATACTAATCAATCTGATAATTATGATGGAATTAATGGCAAAGCTTTTTATATAAATTATAAATTAACTACAAAAAAAGGATTAATTTATACATGGAGATATTATGTTAATAAAGTAGAAGATGTTGTTGCTATATTAGATAAACGTGATCAGCCTACTTTATTGCTAACAACAAAAAGCTTAAATAAATTATCATATACAAGAAGAGAGATAGAAGAAAGATTCTTTTTAAGAAGAGATTCACATTTTGATGAGCCTAATTATTTTATAGGATTACCGATATTAGAATTAAAAGCAGTCAATGATGTACCTCCAGCCTTAAATTTTGAAAATATGACTACCTTTTATAAAAATGAACCAAAAAAAAGATTAACATTGATGAAGGATCTTCCATTAGAACATTATTACAGAGTAGAATTTGACATAAGCTTATATATTGATGGTGCAACACATCCGTCTGAATCTTCTGAGGAATGGAATGATGTTTTTCAAGCTAAACCTAATTGGGATAAAGAATACAGAGAAAATAAACAAGTTTCAGAATCTAATGGACTAATTCTTCCTTCTCAAAGAAAAACGTTTGGTACTTGGTCTATGATGAGTTATTTACATATGAAATTAGGAGATTATTATTTTGATATACCTCGATTTGAGGGTGAATCTATCACTAATAATGTTCATGTATCAAGAATCATAAATAATACTTATTTACCGTATTATAAAATGGAAGGTGATAGACAGTACAACGATGCTTTTTTAAATCATATGAAAAATGCATATATGCATACAACATCGCCTTTATTTATGAGTAGAATATTTGTTACTCCTGATGAAGGATTAAAAACATATCCAGTGGTACATTATGCTAAATCTTATTATCTTAATAAAGCTAGTCAAAATAATACTGCAATACATCTTTCTCTTAATAGATGGTTAACTTATGAGGATACTAGACATCAAGTAATAGGAAATACGGATATGACAGTAATGTATGGAACAGGAATTTTAACATGTTCTGCTACTAAGAAAAAAGATCCACAATTATTATTTGATGATTTAAAAAATAAAGTCAAAAATACAGCTTTATTTTATCGAGGACCATTTGGTGAGTTTTTCGGTAACATGCGAGATAAATGGCATAAACATATATTTTCTAATATGTCGACAGATGAAGATCCTGTCAATAGAGAAGAATATGAGATATATTTTCAATTATTTGATTTAGATCCTATAAGGCCATTATATAGATCTTTTTCTGATAATATTTTAGAATTAAATCATTATGATGACTTTATAAATACTGTCAGAAATGATAGTATGATAACTGAAGATATAAGATTAGGACCGGAAGTAAGAATTGTTTTAGATAAAAGTAATACAGATTTAATAGCATATAATGATAGATTGATGGAAGCTAATATTAAATCAAATAAGCCAAATTGGGTATTAACATATTTTAAACCTGAGATCGTAAAAAGTTCTCCTAGATATAAAACGAATCCTGACTTGGCGTATGATCCTGCTTATCCTGAACAAGTTGATTTTTTTAATAGAATAACACAAAGAAATAATTTAACACCTAATGAAAAATTAGCTATAGATAAAATAACATTAGGATTTAGACCTATACAAGTAAAAGAAAGAGGAGTTTGGAAAGACATAACAGAAATTATACGATAAAGAGAGGAGGTCCGAATGACTTTTAATGAAAAGAAAATATATGTCGCTTTTTATAAAGGTGACAAAAAACTATTAGACAAAATAATAACGTGGACATCTAGAGGATTTTATGCTCATGTAGAATTAATTGTAGGACAATTCTCCTATAGTAGTTCTGGAAGAGATGGTGGTGTTAGAAAAAAAGATATAAATGATATGCATTTTGAAGATAAACAATTGTGGGATATTTTTGAATTAAAAGTTCCTAATGTAGATGAGTTTACTAGAAGACTAGAATTAGTAGATAAATCATATTATAAGATACCATATAAGAAGAATAATGGTACTACATTTAAATATGATTTCTTATCTATATTACTTTACCATGTATTACGTATACCTTTTATACCAAAAATACAAAAAACAAAATTTATTTGTTCTGAATTTGTTTTAGAATTAATAGAATATTGTGGTAATAAATTAATAGAAGAAAATATGGAAAGTAAGAAGATGAAGAATTTTGCTTTTAATCAAGGATGGAAATTATCTCCTACAAATGTATTAGAAGTTTTAATAAGTTGTAAATTAATATATCAAATAAATGAATAAGGAGGCATTATGATAACTGATATGATTAATGATCGATATTACAAAAGGAATAATCCTCAAGTAGCTATAGCTGAATGTTACGATTTAGCAGAAGAAATATCTGCTCTTGGCGAAGGTATATTTTCTTCAGCTACAGCCGGTGCGGTTAAGGGAGCAGGTAAAGCCGCTTTAGGAGCCGGAAAAGCAGGTGGAGGATTTGCTGGAAGAGTATTTGGTAATATGGCTAAAGGAACTGCTAACGTAGCTAATAATACTGTACTAAATAATGCTGCTGGACAGACAGTAAGATATCAATACGAAAGAGTCAAACAAATATTCATCGAAATATTTAAAAAAATGATGAAAATGATTGATAATTTAGTACAAAGTGTATTTAGTTATCAAAAAAGATTAGACGGATTAGTAAAAGATATTGACAAAGCTATATCTAATAGAACAATCACTGGAGAAAATCAAGATAATAGCGAAATCTTAACACCAAAAGGATTAGGAGCTATAGGATTAGACATAACCGTGGAAGGTTCTAGAGCTGCTCTAATCGTATCTTATTTTAAAACTTTAAAAGAAGGTGGAAGTATATTAGATGGTATAAGATTCCATGACGAAAAAAGTGAAAGAGATGCTATAGAGTTATTATTCGAACGTATAATCGGTGAAAAAAGACCATTTGATAATATAACACCAAAAGATATGGAAGAAGCTGTTACTAAAAGACTAGACATATTTGCTAATCTTAATAAAGATATCTCAGCGTCATCTAAGAATAAACTTACTAAAGGTGTAAAAGATGTTGTTAAAGGAGTATTTGGTAAAGGACCGGGAGCATCTATAGATAGTAAACAATTACAGATGGCTAGAGAAAAAGTAAAAGGAAATGACCTTGTTTCTACATTAGAAGCTACACTAAATACAATAAGGACATCAGCTACAGAATTTGTTAGTTTAGAAGGCGTTACTTTTTTAAAGGATGAAAAGAAACATTTAGCAGAAATAGAATCTTCTTTAGAAAAATTATTGTCAGATAAAAAAGCAGCAGAACAAACAATCGAAAAAGGAACAGATGCTGAGAAAAAATTCAAGCAAAGTGAAATAGCTGGTCAAGCTGCTGATGATAAAGCTGCAGCACAAAAACAACAAACAGCTTCGCAACAATCTGTATGGGATGAAAAATTATTCGATTCAATTGTTAGAGCAGGTTATGCTGAAGAAGTTTATAAGGATAGATCAGGTAAACCTATTGTGAATCCTTCAGCTAATCAACCAGGTGGAGGAAGTGAACCAATGACTCTAAACGCGATGAAAAAAGATCATCAATTACTTACTATATTCTTCACTAGATATTCAAGAGTATTAACAGAAACTATTCAAAATTGTGGTGCTGTTTTTGAAGCATTACTTACTGCTGGTAAAAGTGCATTAACAGAATATTACAAAGTTACTAAATAATTACTGCCCTACGGGGCAGTTTTATATAATCTGGAACTCAAAGTATATCATTTATATTAAAAAATAAGGAGGATAACATGAATAATTTAGAGAATACATATGTTTATCAAGAGATGTCTAATGAAGACATTAAAATCTTGAAAGCTAGTAGTGTTTCTAATATAAATAAAGGGATAGAAGATCTTTTATATTTATTACAATTAAATAAATTACCTTTAGCTGATAAATTAGTTAAATTAGTTAATACAGGTAAAATAAGATTAATTTATAATGAACAATTACAACATGCAACTGTTAAATGGGTTTATGATAAAGGAGTGGTATTAGTTAATGCTACACCACATGCTAAAAGAAAAAGAGGTTTAGAAGAATCTTATAATATACCATCAAATGAATTATATTCATTATTAATAGGAGCAGCTATTTTTTATTATAGTGATAAATTTAATAAAGATAGACAGTATATAAAGGATTGCTTAAAAGGTTATATGGAAATGATGGGTAAAGCTATAACTAAGAATACTGGTGGTCATTTCTCAGGACCTAGTGAAACATCTAAATTTCATTTTTTAATGGGTTATTATTTATTATCTCATAATAAAACATCTATAATGGATAATGAAGCATTCGCTGCTAATATAGCTGGAATAGAAGATAAAGATCTTAGAGCATTAAAAAGTAAATATGGAGATTTTGATTGGAATAGAGATTATAATCATTTTGAAGATTTAGTTACTAATATTTTAAGAGAAGAATTTAAATGGATGGCTAAATTACAACCTGCTGCATTTATACATACTATATCTCAAATGTATGGTGCTAGTAATACATATATGATAGAGAATATGGATACTATAGGTTGTATTATGGCAGATCATATTGTTGGTGGAAGACCTTCTCTTTTTTCTAGATATCCTAATTTAAGAAGTATATTTAAATCTTCTTCTTATAATAATATAATAACTATACTTAGAGAAATTTAATTTGAAAGGAGGTTTATATGGCTAGTAAGTCTATGAATTTCTACAGTAATGTTGACCATATGCAAATGTTACAAGCATTACTAAAAATGTATAATATGAATAGTACTGATATATCAGCAATAAGAACAATTGGATTTAATATCCATGTACTTACGAATATAAATGACACGGTATTATTTAAAGCTAATTCGGCTATACAAGAAAGTAATGTTGTAACAGCTAGAAAATATAGTTCATTACTAAAACATGCTGCTGAAGTAGGAGTAACTCCTTCTTATGCTGTACCTTCATCTACCCAAGTTAACTTTCTTATAAGGGAAGAAGATTTCTTAGCTAAGGCTAGTAAAGCAGGAGATGTGCGTACATATATTATATCTAAAGATAATACTGTATCTATAGGAAACTTTATTTATTCTTTAGATTATGATATAGAAATAAGACTAGAAGTAGGAGTTAATAATGAAGTCTTTCTTACTGCTAGATATGTTTTAGGAGATGAAGTAAATGTTGTTTCTGATCTGGTTAACTTAACGATACCATGTACCAGAATATTAGAAGAAGATAAATGGGTTTATTATGTATATTTAACTTTAAAACAATATGTAAGAGAACCTAAAGAAGTTGAATTTAGTAACAGAGATTATCAATTATTTCCTATATCATTACAAAGACCTACTGATGAAATAGCAGGTATTGATGTTTTTTATAGAAACACGGCATCATTTGGATTAATTAAAAATAAAAAATTAAAGCAAAAAATATATTTTGAAAATAGTAGAACATCAGAAGACAGTATCTTCATACATTGGGATAGTGTAAATACATTTACATTAGTACATAAATCACAAGAGAGTGGTTTTAGACCAATGATTGGAGATAAATTAAGAGTGTATGTGTATGTTACAGCTGGTGTAAGAGCTAATTTCCAATATGCACAATTAGAAGGACCTAATATTAAATTTAATCAAAAAGACTCTGGAGAATTAAGAGTTACTGTTAAATTGAATGATAAAGGTATTTCATATGGTGGAGAAAGTACAGATAAAGGTGTAGAGAAATTAAGAAGAACGATAATAGCTAAAAAATCTACATACGATGCTATTGTTATAGAAAATGATTTAACTATGCAATTAAATACTCGTAAAAGTGGAAATGAGTATGCTGTGATAAAATATAGAAATGATATACAAAAAATATTTAATATATTTACTACTTTAAGATTCCAATCAGATGGACAATCTAGATTAGTTCCTACTAATACATTAACATTAGATTGGAAATATAAAGATCAATCTATAGATATAATGAATGATGGACAATTTTATGGAATGACTCATAAAGTAGTTAAATCGGTATCAGCTACTAAAGGTACTATAGAAGATGATTCTGTTGTTACATCATCTACATTAACAGATATCCTTTATTGGAATCCATTTATTGTAACGTATGATAAGACATATAATATGATAAGATTGTATGAGCCAGATATAAATAAAAGATTCTATACAAGTTATTCCTTATTGAATAGTAAAATACCTTTCTCTTGGGTTTGTAACTGGGTAGAATTTAACAAAAAGGATTACGATAAACCATTCCACGTTAATTTTCAATTAAGACATAATTTAGTTGATCAAGTACCTAACGAGACATTATTTATTTTACCTGATCCAAATAATCCTAAAGTGATACAAGATACTGGATTTGTAAAAGTATACTTTATATTAAAGAATAAAAAGGACGAAGAAGTATTTAGAGCTAGATGTAAAATGGATGCTTATGATAATGATACACAAGATGATTATTTTACATATTCTTTAGAAATAATTCCTCCTAATAAGAAAACACAAATACAAAATGATAAAATATTATTGCATAATAATACTACAAATAGAGATGTCTGGGTAGACGTAGAAGATTTAAAAGGATCTATTGAAGTCGAAATGCCTACTAAGAAAGATGCTGTATCTGGATTATTAGAACATGAAAGAGAAGTAGTAAATAAATTTGATTTTGATTGTTGGTTAACTAAGAATAGGACTAAAGATCATAAAATACAACATAGTGTAATAGATAATGACACTATAAGATTATATCAGTATCCTTTAGTAGAATACGGATTCTATAAGAACTTTAAAAACATTTATAAAGAAGCTCTAGAAGGAGAATATAATCTAGATAAATTCTTAGATAAATTCCAAGGAGAGTTTTCTTATAGTATAAAATTTGCTAATACATATGGATTATCACAAAATTATACTATTGGATTAGATAAGAAAGTATTAAATAACGTAATGTTAAATATGGGATTTATTGTAGAGTTAGCATTAGGAAGTACAGTTACAGAAAGACAATTAAATTCTACTGTGTATACTTATTTATCTAGTGTTAACTTCTTAAACTATGATGAGTTCCATATATCTAATTTACAAAAATATTTAAAGGACTCTTTCCCTAATGATATAACATATATCCAATTTAAAGGTATGAATGGATACCCAGCAACTGATCAGTTGATATCTATGAATATATCAGCATTAGATAATAAAACAATAATAGAAAAATTATCATTACCATTAGTATATTATGAAGATACAGAGACATTTGGATATAAAGTTACATGGGAATTTAGATAAGCTTAAATAATTATAAGTGTATATCATATATTTGATAATTGGATTCATATTGAGAAGGAAAACTCTTTAAAACCCAAGTAGAGAGGACCCGGGTTCGAATCCCGGAGAGATTGCATCTCTTAGCTCAGCGGTCAGAGCACTCTGCGGAAATTCTCGATTGAAGAAAATCGATATTTAGGCTTTATGAATAAAGTCTGCTCCTCAAGAAGCTAAGCCTTACAATGATAAGGAAGTGAACTGGTTGGATTTCATTAGTCCGACTTTGATTGAGGCTAAGAATTTGGTCTGGCGTAGGTACGTGAAATCGGGAGTTCGAGTCTCCCTCAGATTGCATTTTTTTTTTTATTTAAAAAGGAGGTTAATATGAAATTAAAGAATAACTTCATGTATGTATGTTTTCATAGAGGAAAAGGAATTGTTGGTAAAATGATTTCTTTATGGACTTTAGGAGAATATGCACATGTAGAGTTTGTTTATAATGGAAAGAAATATTTAGCTAATCCCGGGGGTGTAAGATCTGAGGATTATAAGTATGAAAAAAATCATGATCTTTATGAACTTTCTTTTTTGGTTGATTTTGAAAAAATACTTCAATTTTTTGAAGCTACTGAAGGTTTAAAATATGATTATAAAGGAATTGTAAATGCTCAATTCTTAATGAAAGATAATAGAGATACTGCTCATAATAAGAATGAGTATTTTTGTTCAGAATGGGCATTACATGCTATAGATTATGCTACTGATTACAGATTAATGTATAAAGATGAAGCATTAAATCAAAAGGGGTATTATAAGTTTAATCCTCAAAGGATGTATAAATATTTAAAAGAACAACAATTAATTGATAGGAAGGTGGAAAACAATGAGTAAAGTTATTTTGAACATTGGACATGGTGGAAAAACAAAAGATCCAGGTGCTTGTGCATTTGGTTTAGAGGAACACGCTTGGAACAAAGATTTTGTAGAGAATATCTTACAACCTAAATTAAAAGAAAAAGGTATAGAGTACATTACGGTTATACAAGATACATTCCCATTACTTTTTTCTAAAATAAACAGAGTAGCTTCTAGTAAAGATATAATTTTAAGCTTTCATTTAAATGCAGCTGATGAATCAGCTCATGGTAGTGAATTCTTATATTATCAAAGATCAGAAAAATCTAAAAAATTAGCTTCATTATTAGATAAGAATGTAGTAGAAGCAATTGGTTTAAGAGATAGAGGAATTAAGCCTAAAACATTGGCTGATAGAGGAGGATCTCTACTTGTTAGAACTATCTCTCCATGTGTTATACTAGAACCTGCATTTATTTCTAATAAAGAAGATATAGAAACATTAACAGAAAAAAGAGAAGCTTATGCTGATGCTATAATCAAATCTATAGAAGAATACTTCGAAGGATAGGTGATGAAATGTTTATAGCATTAGGAGAAAAATTTAAAAGAGATAAAGTTGCCAGTAACATTCCTGCGGGAATGTTCTGGACATCTGTTGAAGAATATGGTTTTTCTTTTACAGATGGAAGAAAGTATCCTTTTAGATTAGTATTAAGACAACAAGATAGAGAGAAATATAAAAATCCTAAACTTCAAGAACAACTTAAAGAAAGAGCTATTAAATGTTTAAAAGCTAATGAAGATAGAATCTGGAAAGAAGCTGTTAAGTATTTAGAAGAGACTAAAGGGTATTACGGTGAAGAAAATGTTCTAAGTAAACCCGAAATGGAAACAGCTTATCAAATATCGAGAACATATGATCATAATGAATGGGCTGTTTGCGTTACTTTTGAATTCGAAAGAATAAAAGAACACGGGTATTCTATATGGGTAAGATTTGTAGATAATATTATAGTAAGATCATTCTCAGGAGATGAAGCTGAATGGCCTGCTGTAAAAATGAATATTAAATCTTCTAAAGAAGTATATGATATTAACAGAGCTGCTAGTGAGAACTTTATTAAAAATATGATTTACTCAGGAAGAATAGCAGTATCTGAAGCAGCTGCAGATGAATTTAATGAAGAATTGAATTCTGAAACTGAAATGAATGATGAAGAAAATATTATGGAAGAAGGTATAGATGATGTGGATGGAGGAATGGGACTGGCACCAGATGGTATTGACGATATGTATGAAGAAGAAGAGCCTGAGCCTGAACCGGTTGAGAAAATACATACGATCGACACATTATCTCAAATAACAAATAGATTTGACCAAAATATGGCAGAAATAGGATTTACTTGGGATTCTTTTATAATTAATGGTAGAATAAGAAAAGCTCCTAATTTTAAGTATGTAGAAGATATGAGAACACATTTGAATAAATTATTTAATGATAAAGAATTTAGATATGTTCAAATATATAATAAATTATATGATTTCTTAACAGATACTAATTTAGCTAAATCATGGAATGTATTTGGTAGAGAAAATATGGGTAAACCATACTTAGCAGAAGGTGCTGCTTTATTAATGTATGAACTTACTGTTGAATGGGTACCAGTAATAGTTAGATACTATAAAGAAAGTCCTGTATTTAGTAAAGATATTGCTCCGGAAGAAGATAGTTTCTTTAAGAAATTCCCTAACTTAAATCTTCTTACATATGTAGCAGCAATAGTAGTAGAAAATAAAGAATTCAGAAAATTATTAACTTCTCAAAAATCTAAAGATCTGTTATTAGATGAAGGTAAATATAACCTTACAGCTAAACAAGCTAAATCTAAACCTGGTCTTAGAGGATTAGGAGAAAGTTTATCTTATTATGCTGGATTAGTTAAAGAGAATTTTGGAGATATTACTGCTGGGTATTTAGATAAGATAGCTGTAGTAGCATTCTTAAATAATAATACAAAGATGCCTATGAACGATAGATTGTCTTTAGTAGAAAGATTAATTAAAATTGTTACAACACCAGTAGTTAATACTGATCCTAATCAACCAGATCCTCTAATGTCTGCTTTAGATGTACTGAATCAAACTTGTACAGAATTCGTTAAAAATAGAGCAGAAGCTAAAATCACATTAGATAGTAACGAAAAAAATTTCCCTACAGTATTTATAGATTCTTCCGCAAGGGGGTAATTAAATGGAACGTGTAGACGAAAAGAAGTTTAAAGCTACAAGTGATAACGAATTATATGAACATTATGTGGACTATCCTCCTTCTTATAATGAGTACGGTAAACAATTAGTAGAAAGAGATTTAGATGCTGCATTATCTAGTATCTTTAGATCTTTCTACGGAGCTAGAACTCTATTACCTGAAGTGCCTGGTCTTTTCGTAGATATAGAAAGATATATACATATATTAACAACATTAGATAACAGAATGGAAATGAATTCGATTGTTAATGAAGTTATTCAAAAAATATGTGGAGATCTTAGACCAGAAGTCTCAGTATCATATGATGAAGCTAATAAAAGCTTAACATATGATATAGCTATGGAAGGTAACTTTATATTAAAAGTGGAAGCTGGTAATACATATGATGAAGCTATAGTTAGAAGAATGGATAAAAAATTCTATGAATAATATTATGCCCCCGTATGGGGGCTTATATTTTATCGTTAATTTTAGATAATCTTCGTTTTTTTTTTTGTATATTATATATATGATAGAAATAATAAAATAATAGGAGATGATTAAAATGTTTGGAATGAAATACTTTAATGAGATCAAAGGATCTCAACCATTAGAGACTAAGTTAGGAAAAGAAGCTAAAAAAGTTTCTCAATCTTCAAATATTAATGTTGAAGACTTAGATAAACCTATAGTATTCGAAATTAAAAAATCTAAATAAAAAAATAAGGAGAAAGAAAATGAAAGAGATTAGAGAAATTAAAAAATCAGAAAAAATACAAAATATTAAGGAAGAAAAAGAATTCGGATTCATGGAAATTAAACCTGAATCCAACATAACAATGGAGGAAGCACAAGACTTCTTCCAAAAGTTATGGGAAGAAAAATTTAAATAACCTCTCGATGAGGTTATTTTTTTTATATTATATATCATATAGGTGGTATAGATGGTAGATGCATAAGATAGTTAGGTTATTAATCGTATTCAGACGATAAAATAATCTGGCTATCTTATATCTTTATTATTCGATATCAATAGTTTATATTTTTTTCGAAAGAAATATGAAACCGTCTAGTACGGTATAATAATTTAATGAAGGGAGGTAATAAGATGAAAGACAAACAGCAATTAGAATATATCAGGGGAATGGTTGGTATGTCATTGAACAAGGCCATAGACAATGTTGAACAATTAGAAGAACTTAATTCCGAAATCTCAACAAGAATATCGGAACAAAAAGAATCAATTCGAACATTAGAAATGGCTATGTCTCAATTAAATAGATTAATGGAGGAGGACGAAAATGAAAAAAATCAATGTAAGTAAAGTAACATCTGTAAAATCAATAGAGACTAGATTCGCTTATGATCGTGAAAATAAGGGTAAGAATGTATGGAGACAATTAGATCTTTCTATCATTGACCGTCTACCTAGTCAAGAACCGAAACTTCTTTGTAATTTTTATATTCTAGAAAGATATAAGAAAGAAACTGATAAATTCCAAATAGTATTACATGAGATTAGTTACGAGAATGAAAGATTACCTTTATCAGCAGCGGATTTTTATCCGATAAATAATCCTTTAGAATATGAAGTTTTATCAGAAGATAGAGAAATCGTATTATTTGAAGAAAGTAGATCTAATCATTTAGAAAGATTATGTAGATTACCACATATACATGAAATATGGAATATTATAGATTCTCTTCCATGGGATAATGTAATAATTGATAAATTATTAGATAATTTTGATTTCTTAGATAAAAATCTTGTATTAATGTTGGTATCTCAAATAAAAGATGCTATGGGAATGTTTTTTAAAACAAATTACCACAATAATACAGATAGAAGATGTGTATGGGAAATCATACAATATTGTGGATTAGAATATGCTACTAAATACTTGAAATTTATAGAGAAAGGAGAATAATCTTGAAAGCTTTAACAATACATTTTATGGATTGCGAAAAAGAGTTCGAAGATTCAGTATTTGGTAAAAAAGGAGACGGATTTATATTAGATGATCAAATAGATTATGGAGAAGAATTCTTTAAGAAACTTACTTTTGATAAGATTACAGAATTGTATTCTCTTAATAGTATTTATTCTTATAAATTTGGTCTTACTAAAGATGATGATGTAGAATTATTAGCAAATATGTATTCTTGTAAATGTGGTCATGTTATAGGACTAGATCATCTTGATGAAATGTGTCCTATATGTGAGACAATTGTAGATAGAGCTAGATTTAAAGAAAAAGGCTGGTTCTATATAAAGCCACAACAAAATATTACAGGAAAAGATATTAAGATCTTACATCCGTATATATGTCATCTTTTATATTCTGCTAATGGAGGAAACATAGTAACAAGATTAAATGGTTCCACTTCTAAGAAAGTATATAAGAAGACACCTAAAAAGAAGTTACCTCCTATAACAGATTTTACTTGGAATGATTTATTCTTTAGACCAGATAAATTAGATGAATTTCTTAAGAAGTATTTAAAATCTCATTACGAATTAATATCTATGTACAGGGATAGATGGTATACTAATGCTATACCTGTTATTAGTAAGAAATTCCGTCCATTACAAGTAAAGAATCAATTAGGTTTACCAAAACTAGAATCTAAAGATCTAAATACTGAATATCAAATATTATCAGAAGCTATAGGATCAATAAATGCTAATCCTGATATGTTTGAAGAACAATTAGTAAATAAATTAAAATCTATTACTTCTACAATAGCTAATATAACATCTATAATTACAGATGAAGTAGGAGCAGGAAAGAAATCTACTTGGAGAGGAGAAATAATTGCTCCACGTATAGACAACTCGGCTAGATTAGTAATAGAACCGATTGTTGATACTACTATACATGAAATAGAAGTAGTACAATTACCACTTGATACTTTTAGAGTAATCTTTTCAGGAGATGTAGAAAAGATATGCAAAGAATTAAGAGTAGCTCCAAATAAAATACGTGATCTAATTGACTTAAATTATGTATGTACTAAAGAGGAAAGATTATTTATTAGGGAACATGTTTTCCCTAGGGTAGAAGATCCTTATGTGTACATAAGTCGGGAACCATGTATATATCTAACTTCTGTACTAGGTTTAAGAATCCACTCTTTAATTGATGAAATGGTTATGAGAGTACCATTCTTTTTACTCCCTGCACTCGCTAGATCTCTGGTGAGTATAAATACGGTTAACTGACGGGAAAGTATATATCTATTAGATATAGTAAATTCACACTAAGTATATAAAGTAATTTATATATGGCTTCTAAGAAAGATAGAAGGTATAGTAAAAGAGGAATTTTGAAAAACTAATCCGCAGCCAAGCTCTTCCATTAGGAAGATGAAGGTTCAACGACTAGGCTTAAGGTGAAACCCCTTATAATGTACTGAGCTCATATTGAGTTCTACTAATGCTTGTAGATTAAATTAGGAAACGCCGTACAAATACTTTGAAATAAAAGTTGGAAGATATAGTCTACGGAAACAATGAAGTCGGGAGACTTCGATAAAAAAATAAGAAAGGGTAAGTATTATGATAATACCTTTAAATGTAAAAAATTTTCAGCATAGCGGGAAGTATTTTGTGAATATTGATTCTGGTGAAATTTTATCAATAAGAAGAAATGGGTCAATGAAAAAATTATATGAGGATGTATTTCGAGGAGGTTACAGAAAAGTAAAACTGTATGATTCTGAAGGAAATTCTCGAATGTTTTGGGTTCATAGATTAGTATTGGAATCGTGGTTATCTTTCACTTTACCGGAAGATATATTAAAGAACTTAGATATGAGAAAATATACCGTTGATCATATAGATTTTCAAGGTCATAATAATAAAATTAGTAACTTGAGATTAATGTCCAGATTTTCTAATACTGGAAGAAAAAAGAATCCTTTGTCATATAATAAAAAAATATACTGTTTTGAGAAATATTTTAAAGACCATGTATCCATAAGAAACATAGCACAAGAAATTCATGTTTCAGAAAATGTTATTTCTAGATGTCTAAAATCTCAACTGGCTAACAAATGGTGTCTGGAAAACGGTGTAGATTTCTTTACAAGAAACAAGTCTACTCTTAAAACAACCACACATGAAGATATTTTAGGAAGTATTTCTCAGAAGGAAAGAGACAAAATTAAAGAAATGTACTCCGAAAATATACCAGTAAAGGACATTAGTAGGAATTTAGGACTTACTAGAGTAATCGTTCATATGATTTGTCATGAAGATGAATAATAATAACAAATAAAGCAATTAACTCTGTCGAAGTAAAAATGTCACGAATTGACGGGAAATATGCTACTTCCCAAAGTAGTAGTTTTTGTATACTAAGCTAATATAGTAATATAATAGTGGCTTCTGAGAAAGACAGAAGATATAGTAAAAAATACAGAATGAAATATGAATCCGCATCTAGCTATCCTTATGGGATATGAGTTCAACGACTAGGGTGTCGTGGTTCAATACCCACGATGAATGTAGGGACCCGTTTCAAGCACAACGGTCTTCTTAGAAATGCCATAAGAATGTAATACCCGAAGCGGACATCAGATACTCTGAAATATGAGTTGGAAGATATAGTCTAAATATAATTGGGAGATGCTTTATTTGTAATCAATTATGGAGAACCTTGGAAAAGAAGAAGGATATATGAAACACTTGGTATTAAGAAATCGTTAATAGATACCGTCAATATCAGATTTAGTGGAAAAGCTGCACCTAATAATAATGCTGGTATTATTATGTGGAAAGGCTTTAAACGAGATGCTGAGATTGAGGAGATTACTTAGGAGGTATCGAAATGTTATTAGAAAGATCACTTGTATTAGTTTTAGGAGTTATTTTTGCTGCTGTATTAGTAAATACTGTATTTAGTATATATCTAGGAAAGGATAATTATCTAACTAGATTATTACAGAAACTATCTTTTTCATTTGACGACGAAATATTTGGAGGAAATAAAGCTAATAGGTTAATATTTGGAGTACTATTATTAGTATTTGCTTTAATATTAACAATCTTATCAAAATAATTAAGGAGGCTTATTAAATTGGAAACAATAAAAAAGACTTTGGGAGAAATGAATATGGGTGATTTGAATGTTATTGACTATTATTAAAATTTTAATATTACTAATTATGATAATGTTGATGATACCTATCGCCTGCATATTTTTATACAATATGTATCAGATTTTCACTGAGACAATAAATAGTTTAAAAGAAGATAAAGGTAATATCTTGTCGTGGTATATTCTTATATTAGCTATTCTATTAACGATTGTCTTAATATTAGTGTGTATAGAAGTATTATAAAATGGCCGCTTTAATGCGGCCTTATTTTAACGGAGGAAAAAAATGTTAATAGCTAATAAAATTGAAAATATAACATTTAAAATAACAGATGATAAAAATAATAAGATGCTTTGTAGTATTATTCTAGATTTAAATGCAAGACGAGTAGATTTTACTATATTGGATTATGTATCTTCATTAGATAGTGATTATGGAATAATGTGGACAGGTGATAAAGTTAAAAGTAATTGTCCAAAAGCAGTTACTATACATCATTTACTAAAAGTTAAATGTGATTACGATACTTTGATGCCAAAGATGATAAGAAAGATGAAGTTTAAAGAAGAAGTGATAGATGAAATAAATAAGTATATTAAGGAAGCTATGAAAGAATTGGGATACGATATTAAGGAAGAAGATCCTTTATTTATTAATTATAATGAAAGGCCTTATTCTTCATCTGTTAAATATTTAATAGAACAAACAGACTTTTACGAAACTTTAGTAATGAAAAATGGGAATGCTATAAGGAGGTAGATATGAAAAGAAATATAACACGAAAAGAGAATATAATAGAAAAACAACAGAATGATAGTATAGAAAAGGAAGTAAAGAAATGGATGAAAAAAATATTTAAGGAGGCATGTTAATGGAAAAGAAAGATTTAATGGTTTATATAGGAGAAAGAGATTTTGAACATTTAGAATCAGATTGTGAGATTAATTCATGGTATACTGATGAAATATTAGATCATTCTTGGGAAATTAAACCTAATCATTCTTCAATAATATTATGGCCACATTTAGATTTTGATGGTGAATTTAGATTAATTATGATTAATTTATTAAGAGAATCTTTTAGTAGCTGGAGAGTAGGATCTACAGAAGTATTATATTCATGGGATATTACAGATTTTTATAATTCTAAAAACAAAAGTAAAACATCTTATAAGAAATCTAAAAAATATAATCAAATACTCAACCAAGATAATTCTAAAGTACAACTACCACATAAGATATTCTTTAATAATATAGAAAATTATTTATACCCTACATTTTTATATATTCCTTTATCAGAGATTCTTACCCGTGAGAATGATATAAATGATGATATTTTATATGTATTAGAAAATGCACATTTCTCATTTGACGATAACGGAAAATTAGAAATCAATTCTGATATTAAATTAGAGAAATTTATAGCAGAATAATCAAACGATGAATTATCATAATATAGGAGGAAAAAACAAATGATAAGATTCGTTATTGATGAAGAGGGGTTAAAAAATAACCCTTTTGTACCACAAGAATATAAGGACAACCCTGAACTTTTAAAACCAAAAAGAGCTACTGATGGAAGTGCAGGATATGATTTAATAGCACCATATCCAGTATATGTTAGAACTAGTAATACATCTAGTGAAATTATGGATAGCTACATTACAATAGAAATGGATACAGAGTATGTAGCTTATATGCACATTAGATCTTCGGCTGGTATTAAAAGACATTTAAGATTAATGAATTCTGTTGGAGTTATAGACTCAGATTTTAAAGACCAAATAAAGATACCTTTAAAGATAGAGGTACCTATAAATGAACAGATAAATGCTGGTGAAAAAATAGCTCAAATAGTATTCCATAAATGGTTTATGACTGATGAAGATGTTCAAGCAAAGAAGGAAAATAAAAAAGGTAATGAAAGAAAAGGTGGAATTGGTTCTACTGACAATAAATAATAATCCCCCCAAATGGGGGGTATTTATTTATACACTAAATTATTGTATTTATATATAATATAAATGGAACAAAAAAATCTAAATAATGGAGGTATCGACATGGAAGTTAGAGTAATGTCATTAGAGGAAAAGGAAAAATTAAACAAGGAGAATTTTGAAAAAGAGGAACACGAAAAAGAAGTGGTTGTCAATAATATCTTTAAAAATGATCAACATTCTTTAATGTATGCAGAAGACACATACAGATTAGAGAAAAAATATCATGATAAAGTTCCTCACAGAATTACTTTATTCAGAATATTTGATACAATGTCTTTACATCTTAGTATCGGTATAGATGCCGTGTTGGCAACTGGAGCTCTACAATTATATGGTGAGATGACGAAAGGAAAAAATGGGTTAGTTATTTATCCTAAAATGAATACATCTTTTGATGAGGAAAATTATAATAAAACCGATATTTACGAGAGTCTAGCTAAGATCATTAATTTTACAAGATTAACTGATAAAGAAAGCTTTCTTAAAGAAATTGTGATGACATTGAAAAAGATAGTCAATCAATTATCAATATTATCATTCAAATATCATCATTCTACTACTATGGACTTTACAATGGACGAATCAGATATGAGAAAAAATTTTGAATTATTGATGACTAAACCAGAAACTCATTCTTCTTTTAGTAAAAATATAGAAGTCAATTTGTGTACACCTGATAATGTTGTATATCCTTTATATTACTCCACAAATTATAAAGAAGAAAATATTATGTTGGGATCTTTACCTAATACTGTTACACCTAGTTATGTTGTCTTTGAGACAACGAAAGTAGTTTTAGCAAGAGAAGATAAATATGATTTAACAGAAAGAGATCTATTATTATGTACAACATATAAGAAAAATGAAATGAAGAATATTATACCAGCCGACACTAAGAATTCTAAGTATACTTATGACAGAAGAAATAGATTAGCGGTCAATATGATACAACAGCTTCCGACAACTATTGTCGAATTAGCCTTAGCTCTTAAAAGAGTATTTGGTGAAAAAACAACTATGTGTAAAGGAGAATATGGAAAAGGTATAGGAATATATAATCGCGAATTTGCTTTGACTGTTAAATTATTTACTAATAAAGATAAAAATAACTATTATCAAGTTACATATACAAGTATCGCTGATTGTGGTACTTTCTTAATTGATACTAAAGATCTATTAGACTTATTAAGAGTATTAATAAAATATCATACTGATACTCTTGAAATATTAAATAGTGATTTAATATTAATACATGATTATATCACAACAAATATAACACCTACAATATTTAATTATGATCTTTGGTATTCTAGACATAGTATCGATGATAGTTATAGTTTAATAGACTATAACGAAGAAGAAGACCAAGACCAATATATTCTAGTAAAAAATAACATAGTAGACGAAATGAGTTCATTAGTAAAATATGGTAATCATCAAGGCGAGCCAATTTTCTATAATATGGATATAAATAAGGATGGAGAATTATTTATATTAGTACATTCTTATTTTGATGATATTCGATCTCGTGAAATGTCCGGTGTTGTAAAAATAGATCCAATACAAGATATAAAGACTGATAATAAAGATCTTCATGGTACATATATATCTTTCAAAGTATGTCTCGAAGATGATACTATAGTCTTTAGTCCTATTAAAAATAATGTCTTTGAACAATATACAGCAAATATACAGAGTATGAAAATATTCAGAGATGCAGAATTAGAAGAAATTATAGAACCTATTACAGAGGGAGTGTTTATGGATATGATTCATAAATATATAGAATACTGTAAAGAGGTAGATTTAGAAGACTTGTTCAAAATTAAATAATTTTAGTCCCCCGAGTGGGGACTTTTTTTTTTGCCTTAAATTATCTATCTTATATATAATATATAAGATAGAATATAATAATATAGGAGATGATTTACTATGAAAAAATTAGAACAAGAAATCAAAGAAAAATTTAACTTAAACCAAATTCAAGAAAAGGCTTTATTAAATAAAGGTAAGAATATTATTCTAGATGCACCAACAGCATCTGGAAAGACTGAAGCTATTCTACTAGCTATACCAGAAGGAAAAACTGTTACGTGGATGTTACCAACAATAACGGCTTGTACATTCATGTACAGAAGATTGTGCCATGACTTTAATAATTTAAATATTAGAGTCTTAACTTCAACTTTAACAGACGAAAGAATAGTAGACGAAAAATTCACTACTATAAATATAATCACATGTGACCCATATATGATTGATTATATGAAAGCATTAGTAATGGATAATGAACATAGACAATCAACCGACGATGTTCTTGTACTGGATGAAATAGATAACTATCCAGTAAAGGTAAGATCAGTTTTAAAAAGTTATCTGAAAAATGTAAAATTAGATCAAGTAATATTAGCATCTGCTACATTAGATGAAGAATTAAAATCTACTAATAATTACTTGACAATAAGCTTCGATGAAATTAAAAATACTATAAGATATAGAGCTAAATTGATCGAAGATAGAAATCTAATTATTCCTATTTTAAAGAAAGAATACAAAAATAAAAAGATAGGATTTATTTGTAATTCTATACTAGAGATGGATTCTATTATGGATTACGTAACAACAGCTACAGGTGCCAGAATAGATGATATGAATATTATATATCACCATTCTAAATTATCGTTGGAAGAAAAAGACGATAATGAAAGAAGATTATTTGAAGGAGATTATGATATTCTTATATCAAATGATTTAATTTCTATGTCTGTAGATGTTTCGTTAGATCTTTTATTTATGAACTGGTCTGACCAAATGAACATTAACATTCAAAGAATGGGAAGATTAAATAGAAGATGTAAGAAAGTTTCTTTCACAAATTTGTATATCATGAAGAATGGTTATTACCCGCCTTTCATTAATGGATCTCAAGCTGATCTAGAATATAATAACACTGGATTACCTCAAGATGAATATACTACAGATTTAATTACTACTAAGAGAATAGGTAACTGGTCTCATAATTTAATATTACCATCTTATGATTGGGAAGATCTAGTTCAAGAGGTTAAAACTGCTGTCGATAATAATGAAGAAATACTTCTTCGTGATGTACCAATGACATTAAGATATGAAGAAGTAAAGGTAGTACAAAAGAGAAAGAAAGGTAAAAAGATAGAAGCTGAAAGAAAAGTTGTTACAGCCGATACAAAAACAAATGGATTGCAGTACGATTGGTATTATCCGTGTTCGAAAGAAGGAGGCGAAAAAGATATACTCTATATGCCTTGGTTAAGTGATGTACAACATCCTAAATACTCATCATCATCTTTTTGGTTAATAGAATCTTATAATCCTGAAAATGGTATTAGAATTATTAGACCATATAGTGGAGAAAGATTTGAATATGAAAATGATGAAGAAGATGAAGAGGAATATTTCGACGAGAATGAAATATCATTTAAAGATAGAGAAAAATTCGAAGAACATATCGATCATTACTCTTATGATTATTCTGATAGTGGGTTATATTCTCATTGTAGCGGAGACATTGTAGAATATACCAAAGAAGAAATAAACCAAGTTCTTCATAATTTATTAACATCTGCTAATAAATTTGCGAAAGAATATGAGTATGATTTCAATACAGAAATGTCAGCAAAACATAAAAGAATGTATCGTTTATTAGACGCTACATTTGGAAAAGATCAATTAAATATTAATACGATATATTCAGACTTGATAGGTATAGTTAGAGATGAAAAGAATTTAATCGATTATCCTAGCATAGAAGATATCTTAGAAGTCTTCCCTAGATTTAGAAATGTATTTCATGATTATTACGAACCAACAGGTAGTGCTAAATTGAATTCGTTCTGGTTAACAATGCCGTACGAGTTTAAACAATACATAATCGAATACATTGATATTAATAAAAATATAAATTTGGAAGAGAATCTATTTGAATTTCATTTCCCATATAGTAGAAACGATGATTTCAGCCGAAATGATAATATCGAATCTGAAGACACATGGTATGGAGATTACATGTATAAAGAGTTCATAGAAAAATATGGAGATCTAAGAAATGTTCCTAAAGGTGTTCCTTATCTAATAAAATATGATAGATGGAACGAAAATCTAAATTTCTTAGTAGACCCTAAAGATATAATTTTCAAAAGTTATCAACCTAACTTTAAAATTAAAGAAAGGGAAGAAAGACACTTCGAAATAAAAGAGATAGATCATATATACCCTAATAAATATGATATAAAAATTCTAGCTAATAGAATCTTCATTAATGAATACACTCATGATATAATAATATCTGAATTAGGTCATCGAATAAATAGAATTCTTTCGGATGAAGAAGTATTTTATATATTAGATAGAATAATCTATTTTGATAGTATATCTATATACGATCCTGAAAATTTCGAGAAGTCTGTTGCTGAGATGTTAGATAAAGCATTCTCTCCATGTCTTTTAAAAGTACATGAATTATTATGGGAAATAGGTAACATGATTTTAAAGGTCGATAAGTATTGTCACTGTACTTTCGATTTAAATAAGTTACCAGAAAAATACAGACCTCTATTTGAAGAAGATGAATATCTTTGTCTTAATGAGGATTATTTCAAAAATAAATAAAGGTGGCTTAATGCTACCTTTATTTTTTAATATTATTATTATTTTTATATTATATATAATATATATGGTATTCAAATAAAATATAATACAGGTATTCCATCCCAGTTTAATATTTCCTCTATAAGCGAGACGTCGTATGAGGTGTCAGTAGACAATGGGCGAAAGAATATTAAACTCCTCACTTGGAGGTAAGTATCATTACGTATTACTACTTGAGTGGTAATGATTTTCTAGACTAGATATTTCTTAATATTATTGAAATATATTTATACCGTATATTTCGTACCGGATAATATTATAAAGATTATCAATTAAAGTTCAGACCTGTATTATAAAGATTATAAAAAAAGAAGGAGGTAATTAATATGGCAAACTGTATAGTCGGAAATATAGTTTGGTACAACGGAGAAAAAATCACAAGAGCAGAATACGAAGAAATTCTTCAAGCTCAAAGAGTAGAAGCTGCTAAAGCGACTATTAAAGCTAACGAAGAAAAGAAGCCTAATATCTTCGTAAGATTCTGGAATTGGTTAAAAGGTTTATTTACTAAGAAACCAAAACCAGAAGAAGCTCAGTCTGGTACAAATCAAACAGTTAAAGAATTCATCGACCAATTTGAAATTAAAGTTGATGATGTTGCTGTTCGCGGACACGACGGAACAGAAATAACTGTCGATGATTTGTACATAGATCGTACAGAACGTGGTGTATTAGAAGACCAAGTTACTAATCAAGCAATACCATATCAAACATTTGTTATGGAACCTGAAGTAAATATGGCCATTCAATATATAGACATGATAGCATCTAATTATGCTATATATACACCACAATACTTCGCTAAAGTGAATGAAGTTCTGTACAATCCTGTTGTACAACATGGTATCAATAAAATCATAACAAGATACACAACTTGTTATGATATTTTGGAAACAAGAGAGAAAGGTAGATGGGAAAGATTATTCTCTAAAATATTCTTATGCTATAATGTAGATAAGAATAATTTCAGTAATAACTTCACACCTACTACTCCACCAGCAGATCTATATGCACATTTCTATGGGTTGAATGGTGTTTTCCAAAATTATGAAGGTTATCCGCCACAAGGAGTTGATTACATTCATGTAGGACAAGTAAATAATTATAGTCCATTGAATGATCCAACCGTTCCTATGGCGAGACCATAGATGCGTTAAAATAAAGAGCCCCCATTGGGGGCTTCTTTTTTTGTCTCCTTAAAATAATATTTTTATATATAATATATATGATATTAAAATAAGGAGGTGATATTATGGTTATGACCATAGTTAGCTATGTTCTCTGGACTATGTTTATGCTGCGAGTAACTCTACCTGTCTTACTCGCAGACATGTTCAGAAGTAATACTAGACATATAGTATCTGACTCGTTATGGGTTACGATACCTATATTTCTAGCAGTAGTTTGTTTTATGTGGTTTAATACTCCACATAATGCATTCTATTTATTACTATCTGTATCTCTGGGGTATTATATACAAAAAGGTATATACCTTAGAATGTATACTAATACCCTAGATATGTTTAGTTAGTAATATAAAAATAGGTAGTTTAATCTGCCTATTTTTTTTTTATTCAAATATTATTGGAATAGCTTTCTTATTATAGTCACATAATATTTCACATGGCTTTAAGGTGGTATATCCAGTATACCTAAGACGATCAACTGATGTCACAGTATCTATATGTGTCTTTATAATAAATTCATCTTTTTCTCTTCCGATCACTATTTTTGTTGGATGTATATATTTCTTTTGTAAAAAATCTAATATGAATCTTAATGTTCTTCTTTCTTCTGCATTTTCTAACATGTTAATCCTCCTTAACTTCTTTCGTCTATATGATCTATTAAATCTGTAGCTAATCCCATACACGCATAATTAGCATCTAAATGTAATAATGTCATTCTACCATCTGCACCATTTGGTAAATCAGCTAAGCTAAAATCTAAATCTTGTCTTATTAATTCATTCATAGCTTTCTTTGTTATTCTATTATCTCCTCTAGGAGAAAATAATTCTTTTATAATAGGGTCTACTACAGAACCATAAGCTGCCATAGCTGCTACTTCATCATCTGACAATAATCCTGTTTTACTACCTCTAGTAGCTTGGTTATTCATATCACGATGATTCGTGTGTATTGTAGAAGCATTTTCTTTTGTAGCCATTTGTTGTAATTTAAGTATCTGCATAGGCATTACCATTATTTTATGTTTAGTAGTAACACCATTCTTGTAAGGTAGTTTTAGTTTTTCTTCTAATACTACTCCTGTAGATTTACAAATCTTATCTACATTGCTTTGTTCTAATTTACTATCTTCTGCATATAACCTGATACGACCATTCTTTTTAATAAACCAATCTTTGATTTCTTGTTCATTCATAGAACTAAACTTTTTTTCGTAACGTTCATAAACGTCAGGAAAGGTCGTTCCTAGGTGTTTCTTTAATTCAGCTAGTATTTTATCCTTAACTGCCATAAAACCTCCTAAATCTTAAATATGAGCGTCTAGAGGTCATTCATTAACGCTCTTGTTTTTATAATAATATAATCTTTTATAGTCTTTGTTAATTTTACTATACCATTAGAAGTCTTTAAATCTTCTGGATCTTCATTACTATATTTAGTATAATTTCTAATAAATTCTCTAATAAGTTTCATTATACGAGTATCTAATTCTTTTGCTAGTGGATCTTTCATACGAGCAGTATTAGATTTAGTAATGAATTGTTGTTTCATTTTATTCCAATCTGTTCCATGTGTTTTTACATAATAATCTATGTAAATATTTGCATACCTAGAAAATATTTTTTCTTTAGTATTACACAATACAGAAGTAACACACCCCCTTCTTATAGGAGTTTCTAATCTTAATGTCTTTAAGATTAATTCATCCAAAGATGTAGAAGTTAAATTGTCTACCATACTTTTAAGATTACTTATCTTTAAAGAATTATTACTTAATGATAATCTACCTTCTTCTGCTTCATCTGATACACTTAAAATATAACCTGATTTTTCTTCTTTTTCTGCAGCATAATAATGACTAGCTAAAGTATTCAATAAAGAATTAATTCTACTATATATTGTATTAACTAAATCTATAATATTTTGATCATTAGGTGTTTGTAATATAGCAGTTATCCTTTTACTATCACTTGCATTTTCTCCTTGTAGAATCGTAGAAATAGTTTCTTGTAAAGCGACATATGCAGATCCATATTGTTTAAAATAACTCTTCATAGTCAATTTTTTCTCAATAACATATTTCATTACATGTTCTTTTACATTATGCCTGAAGTATTGTTTCCATCTGCTACCGAATATTGTTACAGCTAAAAAATCTAAAAATATTCTATCACGTGTTTTATAATAAGAAATAATAAGACCCATTCTTAATAAAGATCCAGATACTTTAAAGTCTTTTTTTAATAATGGATGACTACCTTTAAATTTATTCCATTCAGCTGTTGTTATATCGTATAAATTTGTTATACGAGCTTCATTAGTAGATCCAAACACAATAAAATCTTTTAGTAGTCCATCTAACATAGCATCATGGTTATTAGATAAATACCTGTATATCTGTTCTACTACTTTCTGATCTCTATCTTTTATATAATGTTCTTCAAAAAAATCTTGTATTTCAAAAGAACCTTTTTGAATTGGTTTAGCTTCTTTAAAAGGTTTATTAAACAATGGATAATTCTTGTCATTTCCTGCATATAAAAGCTCTATAGATTCATTCATGTTATCTCCTTTCTGTAAAAAATATATACTTATAGTTCGGGAGTAATATACACCCCCCCTAAGGGGGGTGAAAGAGATATTTATATGAATATGTTGCTAATTTTTTAATGTTCCCCAGATATTACTCCAGGGAACCAAAAGGTCTTTATGAGAAAATGGTATACTATATAGTTTATTTAATACTACTAATATTTTTGTTTTTATATGTTTTTTACTTCTTTTAAATTTAAAGCAAATAAAGATCTAGCTTTATTTATTTCTCTTAAGTATATAGCTTCTATAGTACCAATAGATGTATAATAGATCCAGAAACAAATGTACAGTCCCATAGCTACAGAAACATTATTAACATGTAACCAAAGATTAGCAGTCAGTATATTATACATTACTCCAAATGTCCATCTATTCATATTTCTTCTATAATCTAGAAAAATAAATCCGAACGCTACAAGAATTAATACAATATAATAGACGTCACCTATTGATTTATCTAATAATATTTTATCTTCAAATACATCATTGATTATTGTAGCTACACATACACCTATAACCAACCAAACAAAGAATGTTCCCATATTATGGTAATTTTTGCCATGTCGTCTTGTCGAGTTTATTTCCTTTGCTATTAACTTTCTCCATTGATGTTCATCTTTCGTATAATACAGTTCGATTGCCCGTAAAATAGCAAATGGGATATAAAAAGCTATTTTTATAAACACATCTATGTTTAATCCATATTGAAAGGCTATATAAGTATAGATAGATAAATAAAATATTCTTAATATTATTGCTCTTCGATCATTAGCTAAAATATACATACTAGCAATAATTGTTATATATAGCATTAATGTGTCTAACCAAGTATTTTGGTTAAGAAAAAATAATGGTATTATAAAAAAAATACCACAAATTATAAAATGAAGGTTAAATAAGACTTTCTGGAATTTAGTATATTTATTGAGATTTCTGACCATTAGATGTTAGAGAAGTGTGCATAGCTGATTTGATGAATAGTAGAGTATTCTAATAATTCTTTTAATAATTCAGCTTTTTTATCTGCAGCACTTGCCCAGTCTTCTAGTTTTAAATTCAACGTTCCCATTCCAGTTTGTATAGTCTCTATAAATTTTCCTTCATTTTGATATAATGTAGTCATTAAATTGTATTTACATAAATCATAGAAATCATGTTCTCTAGTTTCTGATATACCACTTAAATTATCTCCTTGTGAAACATAAAAAGACATAGCAACAGTAGTAGATTGATATAATGGTCTAGGGAACACAAATCTAAGTTTATTAGGTTTTTCATAATAACAAGCAATGTTCATTTGGTTAACTGCTTCAGCATTTCCTTGTCTATAATTAGAATATAAAGCAGTATAAGAATCTATTAGATTTAAGTCTGGTAAAAAGGCTCCAACAAATGTTCCTACTCCTGCAACAGCTTGATCAGATGATGCTAATACTTGTCTTATATCCTCTATTACTAATCCACTTCTTCTTATATTATCTATAATATATTTTGGTATAGCATATACATCATATTCTAATTGTAATTTAGCACTTAATTCTACATTTTGAAATGTTACAGCTTGTTTAAAATAATGTGACCATTCTTCTAAAGAATGTACAATTATATTATCATAAATATCTTTATCTGTATATGACAATTTAACGAATCTAGATAAACCTAATTCATCTTTTAATCTTTTAATTAATTTATTGATATTCATAATATCACCTAAAATGCATTTTCTCTAAAAGCTTTTAATTTAGATCTTTGATCTTTATCAATTTTACTAACCTTTGTAAAATATCCTTCTCCTAAAGAAACAAGTGTTTCATTATCTTTTACATCTAATAGATTATAACTTTCTCCTTTAGGTACTGTTCTACCTGTATAATCATAATCCATAGTAAATAATGGAGCATCTGAGATCATGAATTCTTTACTGTCAGGTACATAACTATTAGGATTACCTGGATAGTTAACCCAGTCGATAGTTATTAGAATTATATCTCTTAAAGTACGATATCCATTTTCCATATGTTCAGATCCTAGTACTCTGATAGAGAATGCTGGTAATTCACCATTAATAATAGCTTTAGCTAATAAGTTACCATTACCTGGATATGTTCTTACTCTACCCATTAATGTATCTCCGTCAAACCAAAGCTTTGTCCATTTGAATTGAGCTTTATCCATAGGTACTACTACCCATCTGTCAATATCTTTAGGATTTAATGGGTGTCCTCCTTCTCCATACATAGCACCCCTATTTAACAATTCTTGAACCATAGCTGACGCCACAGCTTTCTTCATCTCTTCTAAAGGATACATAACTTTATTTCTTGTAGGCCCTGGTAATTTAATTACTACAGTGTCAAACTCAAATACTTTCTCACCACTATTTAATTCATGTATAGAAGATTTATCTACAGCACTTACAGATTCAGCATATGTAGCTCTATAAATTTTACGATTTAACATGTTAACCTCCTTATCTTTTTGATATATTAAATGGTTAACATGCAACTAATAGTAAAAAAAAAAACCAGCCGCAAGGACTGGGAAAAACTTTTTATTGTAATTTATACTTCTTTTTCATAGCTGCAACATCTTTCCATGTTTTTATTTTTCCTGCGTTGTATAAACCTCTGATGTCTTCTTGAAACTGTTCTAAACGATCCATTTTTCTGTTCAACGATTGCTGCATATTCTTAAGTATCACCATTTGTTGTAATGTTACTTTCTTTTTTAAAATTATGTCCAACTCAGATGCTTTACTTTGAATTTCGTCTGCAATCCCATAGATGTCTCTTCTTATTTCTTCCCAACTAAGATGTTCTTCCACTGCTGCGTACATTTGTTGCTGATGTATACCTCTGTTGCACCATACTGTATTTCCGTAGATGTTAATAATTGTATTACCTTTTGCTGCACCATTCAATCTTTTCCCGTAAGTACTCACAATTATCATCTCCTATATATTTATTTCTATCAGGTATATAATATACAAAAAAAAAAACGAAGATTATCTAAAATTAACGATAAAATATAAGCCCCCATATGGGGGCCTAATATTATTCATATTCTGTTATTATTTCTCTAAGTTTTATTTCGAAGTTAAGTAAATGATAAGATATAGTATGTCCTGTATAGAATACAATATTAGATACTTTTTGACATATACTAACAAAAGTATCTTTTGCATCATCTATACTTATGGTCTGTACTAATTTCTTTATTTCGTTGAAATTATTTTTAGCGTCTTTCCAAGAAGGTTCAAGATACAATCTACTAAAGATAGTATCGAAACTTGTAAAGACTTTGTAACAGTTATCTCTTAATAGTTTATTTTCATATTCTTCTTTTAAAACTAATCCTCGAACATCTTCTTTTTTCAATTCAAAAAGATTTAATATTTCTGGCAAAGCTTTTCGATATATACTAATCTTTTTAGGTAGAAGATATGAGAGTACTGTTTCTATTTTATCTATTATAATCTTTATATTGTCTTCATCATACTCATTCACAACAGTTTCAAGAAAATAAAGGTCCAATAACATTTTATTTTTCGAAATAGTTGTTAATACATTATTATCTTTGTCATCGTCTATTAAATACATAATAGGACTGATAGCTTCTCTAAATCTTTTCACTCTAAAAGTATTAGACCAATTTACAATCTCTTGTGCATATTCTTCTAGAACATCTATTGTAGTTTCTTTTTTCTTTTCCATAATTAAATTCCTCCTTATTGTAATAACATATTTTCAACATCGTCATATAATCTTTGAAAAATTTCTTTGTGTTTGTCATTTTTATCTAGTTTTAATAAGATTTCTGTATTCTCTAATATTGTGATTAATTTATCTTTTTCAGAAGAATAAATATCCATTTCATTAAATCTACACGTTATACCATATAATGTAGAATAGAGTTTACTATCTCTTTGTTGATAGTAATAATTTGATATTTCTTTGAAATCGTCTTTATATTTATTGTTGAAACAATCTAAGATCTTATCTAAAACGACTTTCTTGTCTTGAATGAATTTTTTCAAAGATGATTGTTCTTTCATATTGGTCGAGAATACAGAATCAACCTTCTCGATAATTTCCCAGAATACTTCTCTATTTTTAGGGTATATTTTAATTAAAGTCTCAGCTAATATTCGTTGTGTGCCACTGTCTTCTTTTAATGGTCTATTCAATATAGCGTTTGTAATATCACGTAAGTTATCATAAATTTTATATCTGTTATATTGATTAAATTGAGGACGTTCTGCACATTCATCTTTTAATAAATAGTCGACTAAAGGATAAAATACATCTACGATCTGTTTTCTTTGGTATGGCTCTAACCATATTCTGACCCAATCACCAGAGGTGTTTATTCTTATAGAGGAATTAGTTACATAATCACCTACCTTTACATATTCTTCTTCATATATCTTCTTTTCTTCTTCTGTCATTTCTTTATCATACTTACTATTATCTTCTAAAACCTTATCTTCTTTTGTCTCATTTAAAAGTTTTAATGTACATTTTAATGATTCTAAAGTATCATTTAAAGATTTTTCTACTTGGTCCAGTATTTTCATTTTAATCATCTCCATTATATTCTTTTTCTATTTCAGGATCGAATAGTTTTAAAATTGTTCTTTTTAATTCTATTCCATCTTCAATATTACCAACATCTTTAGCTTTAGTATTATAAATAATTTCTAAACTACTTATTCTTTGATCTATACGTGGTAATAAATATCTTTTATACCAAGATATATCAACATCATCGTCTGACATAATATAAACTTTTGCTCGATAATGATATTTAGTATATTCCATTATTATAGATTTCATATTAGCCATTCCCCCAACAGCAATATACATTCCATGAGGTTCAGGATTCAAATATAGATATGTATTTATTATATCAAATGGTCCTTCAGCTAATACTAATACAGAATTCTCGTCGTCAAATTTATTTATATTATCTTCTATAAAATATGGCTTATGTCTAATTGGTTCTTTAGTAGATCCAGTAACTAATGTAACACGACCTCTTTTATCTCCGTTAACTTGACGATAATGTACTGTAGAACAAGCACTATTAAAGAAGTAAATAAATTTATCTCCTCTTTCTTCCCATAATACTAAAGGATAAAGTTGTTTTATTCTTATATTATTTATTTTTTGCCAATTCGTTATATTTGTTGTAATTCTTAATTTATCTTGTACTTCAAATATATCTTTACCAGTCCGATCTCTAAAATACTCATTAACTGCTGTATCTATAACTCCTAATAAGAAATCTCCTTTACGAGAATAGTATTTTGGTGTAGTAGAATAATTATGATATTTTAAAGACTCATCTTCTAATGCTTGACAAAGATCTTCGGGTAATCCTAACGTCTTAGCAAATTTTCTATTTAATATACCTCCTGCATTACAACTAGCTCTAAAACATTTGTATGCTATAGGTTGATTATCTATTAATTTAATAGATAAGTGACGCTTTTTAGAATTAGCGTCACATATTGGACATTTTGTTTCTAAATATCCTGTATTCTTATACCATTTCGTATCTCTATGATTCTTTAAGAACTCTAAGACATCTTTACGTAAATCATTCATTATTTATTTTTTCTTTTTCTTTATCCTGTTTCTTAACTATTTCTTCATAATCGTATATATAAGCATCATCAATAAATAAGAACTTATCTATTTGGTCATTTAATAGAAATTGAATAAATTCTTCGGTAATATGAATTATTTTATTTTCATATGTCTTTTTATAATCATGACCTACTATTTTCTTAATATCTTCTAATGCATTAACAGGATTAGTGTGATATTTTCTTAAAGATGTTATTTTATTTAATAAAGGTTTATCAAAGAACTTTGCTATTTCTGATGGGGAAATCTGATCACTTAATACAGCATTACCTAAATTAGGCCAGTTTCTTGTTTGTAATTTATAACTTATTAAAAGTGCTAAACAACAATAAGTCTTTTTATCTAGCAATTTTAAAGTTAATGTATCTTCTGCTATTTCAGATAATAATTTAATTATAAAGAAATCTGTTAATGGAGTTGGAATAATTGATATTGAATACTTCTCTAATAATTTATATTCTTGTACTTTATCATTAACATATGCTTTTAATAATTTAATATCATGTCTTCTTCTCTCCATATCAGAACTACTTTTTCTTTCTAAAGATAGTTCTTGTTTCATAGCAGATTCATAAAAGTTATGATCACTTTCAGCAGATCTATTATATTGTATTATACTAATAACTCCTCCAAAAGGTGTTCCTAATTTATCCCCTATCATATTGTGTAGTGTAGATTCTAAATATCGTAATGTATTCTTTGTAACAAATTTAAATGTTGTGTAATCATCTTTAAGTGTATAAAGTTGAGATGTCTTATTATCTATATAGACTGGTAAATGTTTACTAATTGTACATAATGCTGTTATGTATTGATCATTTGCTATCCTATCTATAGAGAACCCATTGTTTCTGAATAGACCTGTATTGTTACCTTCAAATTCTCTAGATAGTTCATTATAAAAGTATCTGTATACAGTATTTTTAAAATCTTTACTTCTTATTTTAAAATACTTTTCTCCTCTTTCATTTTTAATATTATAATAATACATAGACATAGTATCTTGGAATTTATCAGTTGCTATCAATAGAGGTTCATAAAGATAATTCTCTAATTTAAATCTTTCTAATAATGATACTCCAACAATCATTATCTTTGTGACTGTTATCAGACATATTATTAAGAATAAATCTTCATGATCTAGATCACATTTGTCTTCTTCTATATTTTCTACAATATTGCTATCAACATATTCTGTAATACCATGATAAATATCTATATCCATATTATTAATAAATTTCTTATAATAATGTGCTGTAGCTAATTGTATATTAGCAAATATTCCTTCATATACATCAGCAATACATCTATCCCTAAAAGATGGATGTGTAACTGTATTATGCAGATCTAAAAAGAAAGTATTCAATTTATTAATGAAATGATACTTTTCGTTAGCATATGCCCATGCTAACATGTGATTTAAACCGGCTACTAGTTTCTTAGCCGATTTCATCACCACACCTTTAGTGTTGGGACCGACAAAAGAATATTCGGTCCCATTTATCACAAATACCAGATTTTTTTGATTATCTGATACTTCTTTAAAATAACTATTCAACATAGTTATTTCCTCCTTTATTAGTTTATTAATTGTTTATCTTCATCATCGTCGTCATCATCGTCGAAATCTTGGAATCGATTCATCAGCTCAGATATCAAACTATGTGTTTCAGCTTTCATTCTTTCGACGGTTTCTTTTTCTTCTTCATTTCTTAACATATTATTTGCTATAGATAAATGTATTAATTTAGATGTGTCATATTTGTCTCTTATTAAATGTTCATACACACATTCCTTAGCTTTTTGGAACATTTTAGGTAGAAGTTTATTGTATTTATGTGTTAAAGTATCTACTATCATCGGGATGTCATTTTCTACACATGATCTTATATAACATCTTCTAACAGCATCTAATACACCGTCTAATACATATGCTAATCTATCACCTTTATAGAATCTTAATACATGATCAACATTAATCGAAAGTATTTCTAACATATTTGCTGTTGATTCTTTTAGTATATCCAGTCTATATTTAGTTAATACTTCTTTCGGTGATAATCCTGTTTCATTAGCTAATCTGATTACTTTATTGTCCAGTATAGATTTCATATCAGCTAGAATACCATTTGAACTTAAGAATTGAGAATTATCCATTTCATTACATAAAGCTAATATATAATGATACGGATCAAATGTTTCCTCTATATTATCTTTTAATTCTAACATATCTACTTCTTCATAAAATATACCTTGATATTTCTTCTCCATACCAAACCAATACCAAGGTTCAAATGTTATAGATCCCACCACTTTTTCTGGTTTGTAGTTACTAATACTTTTGTTGAAAGTTGACATCAATTCTTGATCCCAACCACATAATTCTCCTCTAATTTCTGTTCTTATTGTTTCATTGATAGAACCGAATCTTTTTGATTTTTCTTTTCCATGTAAAATATCTGCAGCTACTGGAATACTCGATGTAATACAGAACTTCACTGTCTTAGAGTCTTTAAATATCATGTAGTAATTTAATGTCATATTATTTGACGGTATTAATATGAACTCATCTAGATCCCCTAAGAATTTAAAATGTTTTCTAGCATCTAAAGGATATCTTTTTTTACACGAGTCATAACATTTTTTCCAAAACTCGTCATCTAGAAAACTTAGATCAGCAGTTACTGTAAATAAATACATTTTACTAGGTTGAGAGGCTAACTTTATGAAAACCTCTTTCATTTTTGTATCTGTTAAATGTTTCTTAGAAATTTCCCTTGCTAATAATTTGATTTCATTCTTTTCCATAATCATTTCCTCCTTAAGATTTTTTTTTTATTGTCATTTATATTATATATAACTTCAAATAATTTAAAGCTCTTCCATTCTTAATATTCTTACGTCCATTCCTTCAGATACAAAGAAATCATGTGATACAATAAATATCTGACTAATAGTATCTACTGCTTCTATATAACGAGTAATCATAGACATATATTTATCTTTATTATCTTCATCTAATGCAGCAGATCCTTCATCGACAGATATTACGTCCCATTTTATCATTCTTTTAAATGCTATTAATAATGCAATAGATAACATTGATTTTTCACCTTGAGACATAACAGATGCTGGTCTTTCTTCAGCTTTAATTGTACTATATATTTCAATACCATCAGTTGTATCAAATCTAATAGTCATTATACCATCTAATAGAAAGTTAACTAATTTAGCTACTTCATCTAAATAAGAATCCATTATACGAGCTGGTAATACTCTTCCGACTATTTCTCTAAGTACTTTTAATTTTTCTACATGTTTAATTGTATTGTCGAAATCCTTAGTTAATAAACTTATTCTTTCTAATCCTTCTTTAAGCTTATAGTATTCATCAGTATTTTCTTTTAACTCTATATTTTTTTGCTTTACTAATTCATATAATTTTTCCTTCTTAATATCTATTTCATTTATTGTATCTATTTCCTTTGATAATGATTCTATCATATCCCATTTCTTTTGTTTATCTTTTTCTATCTCAGAATGCTTTAATGATTTTAAATTATCTGAGAAATTTTCTTTTTCTAATTTATTTTTTTTGTCGTGTAAATTCGATATTTTTCTCATTAATTCTTGTTCTTCTGTACTTAGTTCCTCTAAAGAATTATTAATTTTATTAAATTTTTCTTTAGAGTTATTTTCTGTAGTCTTTACTATGTTTTTTAAAGATTCTAATTTAACATAAATTAATTCTAAATCGTTTGTATCTTTTATATACATAATAAATTCTTTTATTTTTACTAATATCTTATTTATCATAGTATCTTTAAAAAGATCTACTAATTTATAATCTCCGAATAGATTAGATACTTCTAATAATTTCACATTTTCTATTCTACTAAAAGTATCCTTTATTATATTAACAATAGATTCTCTTTCTCTATAGATTTCTCCATATCTATTTATATTATTGTTAATTTCTATTTGTCTATTTTTTAGTATTTGATTTATATTTAAATTCTTAATTTGCTGTTCATATTCTACACGTAATTGACATGTAGGTATTTTACATTCTGAAGGAAAAGATAATTCAGCTATATTAGATGCAACATGTAATTGTTCTAAATCGTGTATTATCTTATCTTTTTCTTCTATTAATTTATCTAATTGTATTTGTATTTCTTTAGAATATTCTTCTATATTTTCTTTTTCAATTAATTCTAATACAGTAGATGTATCTGTTATATTCTCCATAGTAGGCAAAATATAATTCTCTATAATAAATACTGATCTATCTAAATTATCAATTGTCACATTAATTAGATCAGGAAATTCTTTATTTTTATATTTACTCATTACTTCATCTACTTGTTTTTCTAATGTTTCTTTTTCTAATATTAATTCATCATTATTCAAATCTTTTATTTGTAATAATTCAGTATTAAGATTATTAATTTTTTCAGTTAAGAAATCTAATCTTGTTTCTTCTTTAGTTAATACTTGTATTAATTTATTATATACTAAATTATAAGATAATTCTGGTAAAGTATTTTTATCATCTACTATATCTTCTAGAATTACTCTTAAATTGTTATACATATTTAATTGATTTCTATATTGAGATCTTAATTCTATTTTTTCGTCTAATACAGAAATATCAACATTTTTCAAATTATTATATTCTAATTGATAACTATCTCTTTGATTAGTAAGTTCTATAGATTTACTTTGTAATAAAGACATTCTTCTTTTCATATCATCTATATCACCCATCTTAGATATTTCATTAGCTATATATTTACTATTACTAGAATATTGTGAAAAATTATTATTAACATTATCTTTTAAGACCGTTAAGACATCTTGATTAGTTACTTTCTTTAAGTAATCTAATCTTTCAGATGTTGTTTGTTCTATTAATACCTTATTATGAGATCCTATATTTAAAATATTGTATAAATAATCAGAATAACATAATTCTTTTTCTACTACTGATTTAAAGTTAGTAGGTAGTCCATTCTCTACTAAGTTATTGTATACTCCATTTTCTTCTTTAAATAAATATGACATAACTTTTGGAGATTGTCCTGGTTTATTTCTATTATATAAATGTTGTACTTTATAATTAACTCCATAGAAATCTATTTCCATTTCTATAAATCCTTCATCAACACCAGTTTTTAATCTGTTATATTTATCATGAGACGATAAAGGATGAGTAATTTGTTTCAGTAATGATGTTTTACCTGATCCATTAGGACCAGTAATAACTATCTTTTTTTCTGTTCCTAATTTAATATCACAATCTGGTATTCCTACCATACCTTTACATTTGAACCTTTTTATCATACTGTCCTCCAAAAAGATATAATTGTATACGATATCTAAGTTTAATAAAAAAATAGAGTATATTTATCTGCGTATAAGTAAAGAAGTCCCCACTAAGGGGACTCCATAAGTTATTCCATAAATGCTTGATCTTGTTTTATTGTCAGTGTGACATCTTCTGACAATGAATACAAGAACCCTATAACTGGTTGACTTTGTTTAAATTGTCTACCATATCCATCGGTTACAATTCTATCTTCCCATTTAATATTTGGTGTAACATTTATACCTCCAAATCTAAATGAATACGTTAAGATTGATTGGAATCGTGGGTCAATTGTATAAGTACCGTTAGGATTTTTAATTATAAATTTATCTACATAATCTCCTACAGCATCAATATACTGAGACAATTTATCCATGTATTCGATTATCGTTCTACCGTCAGCTGTTCTCGATCTACCATAATTATCTCTTATTGTTGCTAATTGTGGTGTTAAGAATGCTGCTGATTTTAAGAACATGTCATCAATATTTTCTCCATGTGGAGTATTGATGTTCGTCGTGTTACCATTGTACACATAAGGTTGTAAATGTTTGTACACTGTATTGAATACTAAGTTAATTGTTAAGGAAAAGTTATTACCTTTAAATGTGCACGTATATCCTTTTGTATTTGATAAACCATCTTTAGCTTTTGCTATACCATTTGTTAATATAGCTGTCAATATTTTTGTAAAGAATAGTTCGTCATTTGGGTCAGTTTTAAAATTAAACGGTGGTAATTGAGGTGGTTGCTGTTGTTGCATCATCGGTTGTTGTTGAATTGGTGGCGTTACCTGTTGCACCATTTGTGGTGGCTGTACCACCTGCTGTTGTATTGGTTGTGGATTATATGGATTAGGCTGTTGTACATAACCATTCCCCCATCCGTTATTGTTGTTCCAATTGTTATTATTCCAATTGTTCATGCTAATACCTCCATTATTTAGATTTTTTTTTTTATTTTAGCTACTAAGCTCATTTTTGAGCTTAGTGATGTTCACGATACATATTAATAAATTTGTCCATTATGACAACTCTAACTGCTGTAGAATATCTCATTAAACATAATGTAGCAGCTCTATCATTGAGAATAAACATATTTACTTTTCTACCTGTTGTGTCCGTATATGTCGTTGACTTTAATTTTATTTTGTTAATACTGTCTATTATAAAAAATCGTTCATCGTTTTCTATAAAAGAATGATTGTTTTCTGTGCGCTTAGTTTCGAATACTTGTGTGATAAATTCAGGATTAGTTTGTAATTTTTCATCTATTTTAGCCCAATCTTTTTCATCTAATTTTAAAAGATATCGCTCATGTTCTTCATATACAACTTTTTTATCAAAAACATCCAGATCTTTTTTCAGTTTAACTAATCCTTCGATTATATCTCTTCTTATATCCCGCATCACGTTTTTATGATCTCTGCCAGATATTGCAGCTAATTGTAGCGAAGAAATCCATATGTCACCATTCATTTTAATAAGTTCCATCATTTTTAGTTGGGATATATTATAATTTCCCGCTGTACTAATTTCTTGTTCCATCGTTTTTCACCTCATATATAATATTTATTTTACCAATTATATTATATATAAGTATTTATTTATTAGCGAATCTTTCCAATAAATGTGATACATCTATCATGATTCCTCCTTGTAATGTATCGAAATATGACAGTTTATTATTCACATTATCATATATTAAAGGATATCTTCCAACAGCGATAGTTTCTCTGTCGTTCAAATTTGTTATGTAGTATATTCCATTACTAGAGACACACCATACATTTTGATTTAATCTATAGATTTCGTCTGCTACTAATATTTGTGCTGAGTGTCTCCATAATTCTGTTATTCTACCATCTGGTGTTTTAAATAAGAAGTATTTATCAGGATATATAACAATATCTTCTACTGATACACCATTTAGTATTTTTTCGAATCCATCTATATAGATTACACAAGCATTTACGTTTCTTAAATCTAGTATAAACCATCCTTCTCTTGTATTAATCTTTAAATTATTTTGATGACTTCTTAGGATTTTATCGTTATATATTTGAAAATATTCATTATTATATTTATACCAACTTAATCCTAATCTTTCACCATTTGTTGTTATATTATGAATTAATTCTTCTTCTGCTTTTCTTTCTTTTTGCATCTCTCTTATAGACGAATCTATTAAATTAGCCATTATATCTCCTTTCATATATAATGGAGGTAGTAATGACTACCTCCAAGTTTATTTTCTTACAGCTGTACCTGATGATGTTGTAGTTGTTGGTTGTTTAATGATAGCTGCCCCCGCTGGTTGAGGAAATTGACCAGTTTGAATATTGTTATTACTGCCATTAACAATAGCCATTGCATTGTTTAAGGCTTCTGTACTTACATTTATTACTGACCCAGCTTCATTAATTATTTGTCCAAATTTATTTATAGTTTCTGTTGCAGATTTCATCCATGTAATAACATCATGCTGAAACCCACTATTCAAAATTGTACTGTATCTTCTATCATCAAGAAATAACCAATGTTCAATTCTGTAATCTTTTAATGTTTTATTACTTCCATATAATTCAGGTGGATAGAAATATACTCTATTTTTATCATCCATTCCTAATACTAATTCTTTATATAAAAATCTTTCTTTTGTTAATTCATTTATAAGTTCCTGTTCATTATACTTTTCTCCATTGAAAATAATATCTGGATTGTATTCGAAATCATATTCTCCTGTTGAGTTATTTAATCTTATTACTAAATTTTGTTTGTCTTTAAATTGCATAATTCTTTCTCCTTCTTTAATTGATTTTTTTATATTTTTAGATACTTGTTTAAAATTCCCTTTGCTTTTTCCCCAGACATCCATTGTAAGAACATGTCCATGTTACTAGAGACATATTCTAACAATTCTATAGCGAATTTCCAAGATATTGGATCATCTGGAAAATTTATTAATTTGTTTAATAAGTGTTTCAATCTTGCAGCATTAGTAGTTATTAATGAATTATTAGGAGCCATTTCCTTTAAATACATTATTAACATTATATTGAATGAATTAGTTTCTGGTGTAATCTTTAACTTATCTAAAGAAACTATATTCCTTTCTAGTACTGCTATCTCAGTAGGTTCTTTTTGTGTGAATACTTCCCAATTTTCTAATTTAAATACTTTTGGTGGTACTTTATTAAATGAGTATTTAGAATTCAAATATTTTTCACCATCTATATCTATAACTTCCATATCGTCTGATATATATTTAGATTGGGTCTTAATATTTACTATTGGTGTATTCTGTAATATTAATTTTCCTTCTTCATTATATTCTAACATCATTCCTCACTTTCTGGAACTTCTTCTAATCCTATTGTAATTCCTATTGCATTCAAAGAACTCGAAAGTTGAGATAAATCCGGTGTAAATAATTTTTTATCCGAATCAAATTGTGACGTTATCGTAACGTGTTGAGCTAGATCTGATTGTTTAGCAGCTGTTGTTAGATATTTACTATGGAATTTCTTTTTATCTAATCCAACTCTACTTAATCCACCTTTAGCAGAGTTTATTCTATCAGATCTCATACTATTATCTTTTCTTGGTCCATTTTCTAATACTACTATAAATACTATTCCTATATCAAATTTATCCCCTAATTTAACATTATTCTCATAAACTTCTAATGGTCTCATTTCAGGATTAATTTTCTTAGTAAGTTTAACTAATTCAAATAGCATCAGTTTATTAACTTCTTTATCAAATGGATCAAATTTAAGATGTAAATAATTTTCTGTACAATATTTAACTACGGTCTTCATATCTAGAGAAGAGAATAACTTTATTAGATTAAATTGTTTTAATATATAAATCCAATCCATTATATTTTTATATTTATCTTCTAACTTATCCTCACTATATTCTAGATATCTCATTAACCAAAAATTACATGTAGACATGGAATGTTCCATTTGTTGAGATATATTTTCTCTATTACAAACTCCTGATGCATTTATTTTAGCATCTATTTTTCTACCGAATTCGTCATACATAGTTTCTTTAGCAATCAATACTTTAGAGAATGTTCCTTTTCCCCCATATCTGTTAGTAATCTTTGCACCTGGTGTTATAGGTTCATCTCCGGCTATAGTTATTCTAATCTTTATAGCTTTTTTCAATTCTTCTGTACCGAATCTTAATTTCTCAGTGGTAATTTTTGATAATTTCTCTTGATAACTTTTTGCTTGTAATGACATTCTAGATGGATCTAATTTATTCAAAGCTATAACAATATTTCTGAAGTAATCTAAATTAGCCTGTCTTAGATTTTCTAAGAATGGATTATCTATTACATTATTAGAATAGACTTCTATATCTGTTACTTCTCCTCCTAATACATAATATCCTATATCACTATTATGTACTATATCATCAGATGATGCCAAGAAATCTTTTGCTACTTTCGATACTACTGCAACTTCTCCATCTTTTATTTTTTCACCTGGTAATGGAAATGGTTGATAATGAATAATACCGTTATCATCTATATAACCATATCGATCCAATAATATTTCTTCACGTGGATTGAACTTTATTTCCACCGGATCATAGGCTGGGTGAACTCTTAGTGAATTAGCTAATTCCTCCGAAATAACTATAGAGTCTTCTCCAACATTTTTATCGATATCATAGATTACCGATATATTCCTTCCAAACGCTATACCTCCGTCTCTTACGTCCATTGATTCGATATAGGACGCATAAATGTCATTTTTGGTTTCTCCTATTTCCATTTCATCGAATTGCGATTTAACTGGTACGAAATATTTTGCTGACTTTCTGTATTTACCATGTTTCTCAACAAAATACTGTTCTTTAGTATGATCATAATAAATATATGTAGTATTACATACATATCCATTTATTACTTTTTCTATTTTATCTACTAATGTTATATTGCCTTCTAGTAAAGTATTATCACTAGAGAATAATATATCTTTCGTGTATGGAGTATCAATCAATGGACGTTCAGCATTATCAGGTATTATGATTTGTGATAGGTGTGAATGCCACATATGTTGTCTCATAGTAGACGTCATACCAGCGAACGGTACAGTTAATGCAAAATCCGAAAAACTACTTAATGAATTTTTAGGTATGTTGTACACCTTAGATTCATCATAACGAATCATAAAAAAACACATCTCCTTTCTTTATTTAGATAAGTGATAGGATAATCATATTTGAAAAGATTTTGAAGAATCTTTTAAATACAATTATCACTATCATATGGATAATATATAATTTAAAATATTTTATCTTACTTAATAGTTTAACTAAATTTTACTAAGTTGTATATCATATATATGATAATAAAAAATTTTAGGAGGTAACAAAAATGAAATTTATGACAAAAGAAGAATATGAAAGATCAAGATACGGAGGTTCTATGTATACAACATTTGAGCGTAGTATAGCTAATAAATACCATAAAGTAGAAACACCTAAAGTCTCTATAATGGATAGAATAAAAATCAAACTAGGTCTTAAACCAGAAGCTGGAATCAAAGTTCGTGTCGTTAAAGATAAAGTAACAAAAGAAATTAATGAATGGTTAGAAAGACCAGAATTCTACGAAGAAAAAATTAAAAAATATGGAAAAGAAGTTATCGTAACCGTTAATAAATTTGATCGTATACCTTATATGCCAGAGGCTGGTTATAATTACGAAAGAAATTATAACAGTGAGATTAGAGAACGTTTCATTGTTCGTAAAAAATGGTCATTTCAAGTATGGTGTGACAGACTTATTAGAACACTCGTATTTTTATCAGTATACTTTTTATCTCAGAAAATATTATTACCAGTATCGTATAATGGATGGATTTGGACAGGTACATTTATAGGTACAATGATGTTAAGTAAGTTATCCAAATTCATGATGATTGATTCTATTCAAAGTCATGATTTCGACTTCTGGGAAAATATATATGTCGATAAAAGAGAAATACATTATATATTTAGATGTATTGTAGTATTCTTTTTATTATATTCATATACATCTCACTATATGATGTGGATGACAGAATATAACTATTATAACTGGATATCTGCAGCAATAGTGTATATCATCGGAAATCATTTATGGTTTAAGTATGAAACAGATCCAGTTAAAAAGGCATTAAAATAATTTGACCCCCATATGGGGGTCCTTTTTTTACACCTTTTTAAATAAATATAATTGTATATCATATATATGATTACATTATGAAAGGAGGTGTTATATATGCAAATTCTCTCATATATATTATGGGGGATAGTGCTATTTAGAATAACACTACCCGTATTGTTACGAGACATGTTGAGACTCGGTCAACCAGATCGAAAAATAATCTCATCATCGTTGTTCGTAACAATTCCCATCTTTTTGATGGTAACATTATTCTTCTGGAGTTTTAATCCTAAGAACATGTTTTACTTAGTGTTAGCAATATCCTTTGGATACTATATTCAAAAAGGTTTATATTTAAGACTGTTTACAAAAAGTCTTGATATGCTAGACTAAGTATATAAACAGGTAGTTTGGTTACTACCTGTTTATTTTTTTTTTTTAATACATATAAGTTAATTGATAAGGGAGTTCTTTATCAATTATTTTTACCCAATTATCTTCTGTGTTATCAATGTATGTTAGAAATTCCCATTCTTCGAAGTTTTCATTTTTTTTATTCAAAATATATAATAAATTATTAACATCTCTAAAATCAGTTTTGGAAATCTTTTCGTATATAGGTATTTCAAAACCTTCATCTGCTAACAGATCTAATTTCTCTTCGTAATATTTTGTACCAGGATCTGTAACTATATCAATTGCTATAAATTTTAATACATTTTCAGTAGTATCAGAATCATCATTTAATAAGAAATCGTATACCATAGCAGTAATAGTCGGAAATAGTTTTTCTCCTATAGCAAATCTATTTTCATTTATTCTTTTAAAATCACTATAGTACATTGTTATTATACCTCTAATAATTACTGGAGTATCACAATATTTTATTTCTAAAGGTAGATTATCTATTAGAGATATTTGATTACTATAGTTGGAACCAAATTTACCATTACCTTTACCTATTACTTGATCTATCTTTCCTTCTTCGTACTCTAATGAAACTGGAATACCTTCTATAGATGGTATTACTATTAAATGATCTGTATTTTCGAATTTATCTACACACCATCTTTCAATAACATCTTCATCATCAGTATAACAATCTACTTTCTCTTCATAAGGTATTCTATGTAAAGTCTTTTCTATTGTTTTCATTTTATTCTTCCTTCTTGATACATTTTCTTAACTCTAGCATAGACATCTTCTGCTAATTCTTCAATTGTATTAAATTTAATAGCATCTTTGTAATTATATGTTAAACTAAATTTTGGTTTAGCTAATATATCTTCAGCTATATATCTTTTTCTATATACCTTATTCTCAGTATCGAAAATAGTTTCTACTTGAAATATTATACCGTCGAATTTATTTATATTTTCTTGATTCCATTTTGGGATATAGTATTCAAACGGAAGGGTTTTATCTCCTCTATAAGTTATACCATCCTTTACTATTAAACCACGTCTATCTTCCATTGTATCATCCCCCTATATTTCTGTTTATTATTATATCGTTCGCATGAGAAAGAAAAACTTCTGCTAAAGCTATATATGGATAAGTATTATATTTACTTTTACCTATTTTTACTGACTCTATTATAATATTTCTTTCACAACAATATTTGATCACTTTCTTTTCTAATACTGTCTTATCATAATATATTGGCTTTAAACAATGTGAAACCATGAATTCGGTTATTGTCATATATTGACCATTAAAAATTCGTGTTCCGTATTCAATAGCTCCATGTATATTTAATTTTTCATCATCTGTTTTATTCATCCATTCAACATTCTTTATCTCTCCATCATTTATTAAAGGAACTATAGTTCCAAATAACCATTGTTTAAAATCTTCAGCACCATTCTTTCTTGATTTTCCTATGGCTTGTCTTGTTCCAATATCAGATAAAAAATTATAAATAAAAGCCTGCTTAACAACTTTTCCATCAAACTGAGTTATTGTTTCTGAATACATTTTCTTTTTTATTTTATGTGCTGGATCAACATTTCTAACTGCATTCGAAAAGTGAGATAATCCCATTGCTCTACCTATATCTTTCATACAGAAATATGGAGATCCATCTTTATGTATAATGTATCTTATGTCATGTTCCTGAACATCACCAAAGATATTTTTAAATTTATATGTAGCTTTATAAATTCTAGTACCATCAGTACATTTATTATAGTCTATTGTATTTTTTCTAGTCATAGTATGTTCTCCTGTAAATTATAATTTATAATGATAGTCGGTTTGATGTATTTTTGCTTAATAAAACGAAAAGAAAAAAATCTCCTGTTATAGGAGATTTATTCTTGTCTATTTGTCCCACATGCTGAACTCGTCTTCCCATTCTCCAGCAGTTTTGTTTCCTGCTAATTTTTTCTTTTGGGCATCTTGGTAAGACTTCCATCCTTGTATGAGGGATTCTTTTACATTTTGATCCATATTATCGATTACTGATTTAATTTGGTTTTCTATAGATCTCATTAATTCATTGAGATAAGAATTCCAATGATCTAATGTAGCTTCAGAAATACCAAATTCACCAATACCGAGTTTAGAAGATTTTTTATTATCTTCTTCTTTATACGGATTCTTTTCTCCGTAAGGGTTAGCTGATATGAAGAAATCATTTTTACTCTTTTCAATTCTGAACACTACATCTTCTTTCTCATCATAACTGAATTCATCTTTTCTTATACAGTTAAAGTAGTTAATATTATGAACTGTTACTTCTACTAAACCATTTGGTCTAGTTTCCATATCTAAATTAACTTCTTTAACAATTCCGTTTAACGATGGAACGATGAAATCAATATTTTTCACAGCTTCAGATATAATGTTACAATATTCTGGAAGATCTTTAAGACTTCTTAAGTAGTATCCAAATTCATCTGAATCTCTACTATCTCTGTCGCTATAATCTATATTGATTTTACAATTAGAGAAATTCTCTTTAGTGAAACGAGAATATTCTCTTATTATTACAAATGGTAATACAGGGACGCTTATCTTTTTGGATAATTCTATCCATTCTTTTATATGTCCCTTAGGTGCTTCTACTTGGGACATAAACAGAAGAACATTGTCATCTGCTGCTGGAAGATTTTTTAATTCCTCTATAGGGATTCTTTTTCTTCCCTTAAAATACGCTATCTTTTCTCCGTACTTTCTGTTTTTTCTTTGTATATTGAAGTCATTGTTGAATTGTCTCCAATCAATTCCTTCTGTTTTACTAATAATCATAATTATCATCTCCTATTTTATTATTTATTTCCTTCAATTATATATTATATAATTGAAGAATATTAAGATGAGTATCAGTGAAAATAAAGAACCTCCCTTTCGGGAGGCTATTATTTTTCAGTTATATCTAAATCAAATATGATGTATTTATCATCATTATTTCTAGTAGGATATCCTAATATTTTTTCATCTGGAATAAATACTAATACATTCTCATATTGCATATTTGATAACACAAGATATTGATTGTATTTATATTCTGTTTTCATGTTTGCTGTATTACACCACATACCTTTTAATAATACTCCGTCACTTACCCATTGGTATTCTCCTTTAGCTGATATACAATCAAATTGGTTTATCGAACCATTATTAGGCATGTAGAGTTTCATATTATCTGGATAATATATTTTCTCTGAAGTATCATAGGAAATGTTCCCGTATTCAGTACTAACTTCTTTAGCAGAAGAGTTACAAATTACACATAGAAATAGAATAATACCTATCATTATAGTCTTTTTAAACATTCTTTTCTCCTATATTAGAATTCTTCATTCATTAAATCATACACCATATTAGAAACATTAACCTCTTCATTCGATAATCTACCAGAATCTAACGATTCTTCATATTCTTTATCTAATTCAGAATATAAACATCTTCTAAAGTTAGCATCTGTTCTAAATGTTTCTAATAAGTCTCCATTTTTTACTTTTCCATAACCTTCTAATTCTCTGTAACCAGGTTTACTTTGTAGTATTTTTCTTTTTTGACATTCATATATTAAAGACTTTTCAGGACTAAATCCTTTTGTGTCTTGTACCAATGTAAATGTTGCACCTTCTCCTGGTTGTCTACTTTTATAAAATCTACCTTCTATTATAGCTATAGCATCTAAATAACCAGCAGAACATTTTTCTTCTACTGCTTTCTTATCTGATGCTAAGATCGTTTCTAAATTAATACCAAATGAACAATCGTATACAAAGCTATCCGGTGCTTTAATATCTAATGTGGCTGGTAGATATTTAAATTTCTTTTTAGGTCTCATACCAGGCATAGCATTAGGATCTATTTTTATACCTGTATGAGCAGTTGACATCAATGTAATATTATATTTTTGAAATATGTTCCCATGTTGTTTTAAAAATCTATCTAATTCTCCTGCTACTTGCATGTACATAGCATTTGTCGTATCATTCTTTAAATCTTGTACTTTATCGGTTACTAATTTTGTAACAGAGTCTATTAATATAAAAGTAGGGTGATGTATCAATATAGGTTGACCCATATGATTTCTAGTCTGTATCATTTGGTAATCCTTTTCTTGTTTAGCTTTTACATCTTCTAATATACATTTTTTAACTGCTTCTATAGATTTATTTTCTTCAAATATAATATGATTATCTACATCTTCTAAACTTAACTTAGCAGTAACTCTGAAACGGTTAGCATCAATACCGTCTTCAATACTAAAAAAATGAATTTTGACTCTAGTGTCTCCTGATATAATCCATGGGCGTGCCATATTAGCTAGTACTTGGGCACACCATGTAGATTTACCAGTATGGGATGCTCCGATGACAGTTATTATGCCACCAGATAACATCCCTCTATTTACATGCATTAATTCATTTGTTACTGGATCATACATTCTATATCCTATTGCTGTATCTACATTTCTAAATCCTGTAGACAATATTATTCTTTTTTCTGCTTTACTGTTTTTTAATTCTGATATTTTTATTTTTTCAGCCATTTCTTCCTCCTATTTAAATCTAATATAGGAGAAGGTTTAAAATTTATTCGTATATTACCCATGTAATTACACCTTGTTCATTAGCTTCTCTATCAGAATCAATAGATAATATTTCATTTTCTATTATGTATTTAACAGCAGGCCATTCCAGTCCTCCACAACCGCATCCTAATTTAGGAATACGAATTGTTATATTACCAGTCATGTCAAAGTTTTCAAGTGTATCATATAACTTTTTCATACCTCTAGTAATATATTTTAATGTGGATTTATTTTTCCATTTTGTTTTAGTTGCAAACAAAATAAAATTGCCTATAATTGTTAGATCTCCACCCTGCTCTAATTGTTTATATGTATCTGTACAAAGAGCTCTATAAAGTTTAGCTTGGGCTGGATGTTTCTCAGCCCATTCCTTTGCTAAACCTGCACCATGCACACCTTCACAATTAACAGGAATCATTACGAGATCTAATCCAATGTCTTCTAAAATGTCTCCTTTTTCGTATTTTATCATAAAGCCTCCTTAGAATGTTAATATTGGTGAATATACATTTATTACTGAATCTAAAATTCTGTCTCCCAAACCTTCCATTGTCATAATATCGTCTTCTTTAGAAAAAGTATAATGTTCGTCAGGTTCTCTATCTAATTGTAATATCTTTAGGAATTCTTCCTTATGAATCTTATTAGGTTCAAATAGTTTACCATTATATTCAGAAATTGTAGGATGTGTTGAAGGATCAAGGAATAGATCTTGATTTACTTCAAAATTACGATACACAGATACAGCACCACAAATATTTTCATCTGGGTCTTTGAAAGTTTGACATCTATATAGAGTATTATCTTTACTTACAGCGTATAATATACAAGACGTATATCCCTTAGTAGAGAAATATCTTCCTAATTCAACATCAACTTTTTCTGTTCTTTGTAATACCTCTATTGTATCATTTAGAGTTCCTATTAGTTCTGTCATATTATTTTCCTCCTTTATATTCTTTATATATTTTTTCGATAAATAAATATGGGTATCCATATCTAGGACTCTCCCATTTAGAAGATAGTATTTCTGTTATTTCTATTTTCTTTTCTCTAGCTCTTTTGTATAACATAGATTCAATATCAGTCATTTCTGAGGCTGACACTTCATCTAGTAATAATTTTAATTGTAAAAATGCATACAGTGTATAATGTGTAGATCTATCTAAAAATGTCATTCTCTCTCTTTCTGACCATGTATGCCAGTTTCTTAATGTAGATCCTGAAATGTTCAATGTTGTAGTTTTAGTCATTATTTATCATCTCCCTTTTGTATTAAATCTTTTAATATATCTACTGAATTTTGTATTTTATCTAATGCTAATAATGCTTCATCATTAACAATCTTCTGAGGTTTACCTATACTTAAAGCAGTCTTCAATGCAGTACAAAATAGTAATTCTCTTATGATATTTCTGAATGCTAGTTTATTTTCTCTTACTCTTGTTTCTAAAGTTACTCCTGAGTGTGGACCCATACTATCTGGGTAGAAATATCTTCTAGGTGTATCTTCAAATATTTCTTCTTCAATTTCTGTTATATATTTTTTTATGTCTATTATTTTTTGATTAATAAGTCTATTGGACAGAGCTATTAATTTTATTTTAGTTGTAAATTTCGAAAATAATTCATCTCCTAAATCTTTTATAGGTTCTACACCTAATACTTGATCTTTGGTATAATAAGACATTTTATCATCTCCTACTCAATAAAAATAAACTCCCCTTTCGGGGAGTATTAATTATTTTTGTCTTTTAGTTGTTCCTTTAGGTTCTACTGGTTGAACTGGACCTTGTTGTACAGGTGCTGCTTGAACACTTGGTTGTACATTAGGTTGTCCAGCATAAGCTGTTGGAGCTGGTGTACCAGTGAAGTTTGCTTGAGTACCTACTAACATATTTGGTATGTCTGATCTAAATGTCTTACTAGAATCAAATTCGAATGTAGTTCTTTCAGGTGTTGTAGTTCCACCAACATATGTAGTCGGATTTAATACAGACGATGCCACATGAAAGTCTGATACTCCAATATTATCTACTGTAGGACCATTACCATATTTCTGTATATCTCCAGATTTAAACTTATTATGGATTTCTTTCCACATAGAGTGAGATACTTTCATTTGGTAAACTAATGATCCAAAAGACCATCTGTTAACATCTGCTATCGCATTTGCTCTTGCTTTTTCTTCTTGTGATCCAGCGTGAGTTAATCCAAAATAGTGTTCTAAGTATTGAGCTCCTACCATTGGTAATCCTGTTTTTTGGTCAACAATATATTCACCTTTTTCTGTCAATGTAGGTAATAGACCTTTCATAGCTATTTCCTGTGATATTAAGAAAGTTGCCAGTCTGTAGAACTCTTTATAGATTTCTGATACTATTTCTGTGTCTTGTGTATCTAAGTATTTTACCACTTTTGGTGTTACTTTTCCTGTAGCTATATCTACTACATTATAAGATACCTTTTCATAAGGCAATTCTAATTTTTGTCCTAAGAAGTTAAATACTTCTTTTCCGAAAATTCTCTTATCGTCATCCCCTGATAACGCAATGAATTTTGCTACTTCCATATTACTGTCTGTAATGTAAGTTACTTTTGGATCCGCTTCATCCAAAATTAATCCTTCATTTCTTTTTAACAGATCATTGTACATATGTTGTGCCATTGGCGATATTGGTGTTGCAAATGTGTTTGTTACTGAGATTTTTTTTCCCATAGTTTTTTCCTCCTAATTTTTTTTTTCATTTTTTTTTTGTGGAAATACTTAGCTAAATATTTCATAATTCAAAAAAGAATAACCCTAAATAGTCTAAATAATAAGTTTGGTATTATATCAACAAAAGTGCTTAAGCGAAAGCGACAATCGTCGATATAATACCAGAAATATAAAACTATAAGGAGTTGATTCTAAGTTGAATCATTTATATTATATACATGTTTATAAAATTAACGTTATTTAGATTCATGTATACAATATAAAAAAGAAAGGGGTTTGGTTTTAACGAGTTTTCCTTCTCGTCATAAGAGCTAGAATTGGAAACCTCTAACTCCTACGATTTGTCCTTGATCATTTCTAACGGCACCAGTGGGACTTGTATCTGGACCGATTAAATCGTCCCTATCGGGACATGCGGAACGAATTAACGCTCCAACGATTAATAAAACCCCATCCTTTTTATCTGGGAGACCTGTCACGTCTCCCAATACAGATTGTGTGAAACCAGGTGCCACGACTGTGTTAGCTGCGGAGCATCTTGGTACTACTCCGCTAGGGACGATGGTAATGTTACTTCCATCGTCCAAAATAACATTTACTGGATGAGGTGTTAAATTTACTAGTGCACCTCTGTTTATAAGATTAGCTATTCCTGCTGTAAGATCTACTCCATTTTTTAAAGTATTCATTTTTATCCTCCTATACATTTGGCATTAGATATTTAAACTCATTTTGAGTACCAAATGTTTATTTCTTATTTCTATCATGTATATTATATACATGATAGATTATTTAAGAGTATCTAAAAATGCATATAAATATAAGCCCCCATATGGGGGCATTTTATATTTTAATATTTAACTAAATCGTTTGGTAGTTTTTTCATTATTTCATTCAATTCAGGATAGTTTCCTCCTAATTGAGATTTATTTTGTAATCTACCATTAGTAGCATTATTATGCATTGTGCCATACATATACGGATTATCGTAATCAACAGAATATAGTTCTCTTAAGTATTGTATTTCTGTCATAGCCGTATTAGCTTCTTGATCAAATACTGGTGCTTCTATATCTGGATCAACCATTTGCATCCATTCTAATATATTCATTCCTTTAAATTTAAGATGTTCATCTTCCCATTTAGAGAATACTTGGAATTGATCTTGTAACCAGTTACCTGTTTTATCAGACCAATTATTTAAAGTATTAGTTATTTTAGCATTAGCACCAGCTATAGATTCTTGCATTTTTTGTATCCAGTTACCCGGAGATACTTTATCAGCCCATGTCTTTTTAGTATCATCTATTTTAGATATTAATACTAATAAAATAACACGTAATCCATCAGAATATTGAGAAGCCCACTCCTTTACATTTGCTTTATATACTTGATCTCTCCATTTTACTGTAACCATATCACCTGGTGTAAAAGTAAAGAAAGCATTCGGTACTTTTATATAAATATGGTCATAATTTTCATACTTTTGTTCATCAGGTACTAAGTATTCTGTATTTGTTTGAATTACTTCTTGATTTAATGTTTCTTTAGATCCAGGTTGTTGAGCTCCTATTGTAGATCCTTTAGCGTATCTTGTAGTACCTTTATTAGAAAATTCTTTACTGTCACCTGGTCTACGAATATCTCTTTCGGTAATAGGCCATATTATCTTTTTACGAGAAGGTTCTAAGAAGCATATCATATCATTAGCATCTGGTGTTTCTATATGACGAACACGGAATTCTATTGTCCATCCTTCATCGAATTCCATATCTACAACACCTCTTTTTGGTAATAAAAAATAAACATCTTCTGATTGTCCATTAACTGCTAATCTGTCATGGAATATAACAGGTCCTCCATCATATATTCCATATTCTTTTTGGAATTGTTGTAATAATCCTTCAAAGTTAGTAGGAGGTATTGCAACATCTTTAAGAACAAAATTATTGATAGGTACTGCTGGACATAATACTCCTTCTTCATATGATGATTGAAATGCTGAATCCAATATCTCCATAATGGTATTTTCTCCATCTGCTATACCATTAAACATTTCTGATGTTCTGTTACCTGTTAATAAAGGTGGAGTAATAATAAATTCAAAATCTTGTGTTTGGAATTCTGTTTTCCTGTCAGGTGGTTCACTAGATGAATCAGTTCTTTTATGATTTTGTTTAGCTTGTGATTCTTTATCTCCTTTTTCTTTACCTCCTACTATTTTAGCAGGCCATTGATATAGCGAGTCTCTTTCTACTTCAGTAAATTCTGTATTAAAATCTACAGGCATAGTACCAGTTGGAGATTGACCTAAAGTAAATCCGTATCTACGTTGTATAGATATCGTTAGCTCTTTATCATTTAGATCTATATTAGCTAATTGATTATTAGTTAATCTAACTTTTATTCTACGTTCTGCTGTTAATTTATTTCTGTAATCAAATCTTTCAAAATAATATAATACAGCAGCATGGTCTACATTTACCTTTTTACCTTTAGATTCTATTACAGCATATGTTCTTTGGACTAATGTCGTAGTAATAAAAGCACGTGTATCTGTCCCAATACCTAGGTTACCAAAACCTAATTTCTCCATTGTATTATAAATACCTTCTTGGAATTTAGGATCTAAGGATAATCCTATCCCTGTTGCTCCTTCAAAGGCTTCAGCGAATCGATTAAATCCATCAAATTGATCTTTTACAAATTCTGCACCTGTATAAGATATATTTTGCCATGTCTCTGAAATGTAATCACTGGCACCATCTAAAAAATTAGTTACATTCTGATTAATAGATCCAAAGAAATGATCAGATACTTCTTGTCCTAAATTATATCCTGTACCATCTGGATTAGCTGCAGCTGAATTATGGTAATTCATATTAATTTTATAGTATTTATATAAAGACAATAAAGATTTATCTTCATCGGACATATTTTTATACACTTGTTGTAAAGCAAACACGTACGCATCAGTCTCCGAATGTATATTCATTATGTCTTCAGCTGATATTCCAGACATGTCAGATACTTGTTTATATGTATTAGATAATTTCTCATCTAATCCAGTAGCTTTTAATATAGACGTTGTAGCAGTAGCAATAAATTGTGGTGACGTTATAGCTTTATTTAGTGCTTGTCCCCAAGATAGATTTATTTTATCTGCTGATGGTGTTTCACTCATATGTAAGTTACCTGATGCTAGTCCTAACTTCTCATACATTTTAGCAGAATTACCAGTTAAAGTCATTCCACCTAATTGTATTGATTTGGCATTGTCTAATCCTGAAGAAGTTAGTCCTCCTATAAATGGTAATTTATTTTTTATTAATGATTCATTATTTTGTTCACGTAGTTTTTCAATTCCAGGTGAATTTAATAAGTTCTTTTGAGCAGGTGATAAATTAGACATTATTTGTCCAAAATTATTATTACCAAATATAGATTGTCTTTGCTCATTTAATCCTTTCAATCCTTTAACAGATGATGAAGCACCTGATATTTTACTGGATATATCTTTTAAAGATCCATTTCCCAACATACCACCTGTTAATCCAGATAGCTGATCTAATCCACCAGTAAATATACCACTCCACATATTAGATTTTTCACCTTGTGGCAAATAGTCTTTTACTTTTATAGCAGTTTTAAAAGATTTACCAGAATTAGCAGATATATTTGTATTTTTAGTTATATTAGAAATTGTATTTCCTGTATTACCAGCTTTTTTACTGATAGCATTTGTATTAGTAAATGAACCACTGGTTTTTAATGGTCTACTGGTACTACCCATAATAGTCGTTGTATTAGACGAACTTTTAGGTGTGTTAAATCCTGTTGCCATTTTAACCTCCCATCTAAAAAAATTTATAATCTATTGGTTAAGGTCGATACAAATAATCCGCCCCGAAGGGCGGGTAGACGTTGAAAAAAATATAACATATTTTTCTACAATGAAAAACCGTATGACCGTTCGATTATTCACCAAGCACAACAACATAAAGCTACTTTCATAGCTTCTACTTAGATCTAATTAAGGAGCGTTATCAGATTAAATATTAAGATACAAATCGTAAAGAAAATGGAGGTTTCTTGACTGAGAATGTTAAATAAATAATCTGATAACAATTTAATGAAAAAAGAAAAAATCAAACCTATATGAAATTTGTATAAAGGTCTTTTTAGTCCCTAATCATTTAACTAGGTCTAAATAGAAACTATGAAAACAATTACTACATTGACAGTATTTGGAGTCAGTAATTGCTCATAGTTCCGTCTCAAAATTTGGTTTCTTATGGAACCTGAATGAAAAAATATTGTGTTTGATAATTTGTAAAAGGGGGGCTCTTACAATTCTCGATATTTAAGTTATCCCTGAGTTGATAACTTAATAATGAATTAAATTATTTAGTTTAATCCAATATTAAATCATCAATATTCAAGAACACGAGAGGGAATTAGGATTCTACAGCTTTCTTTCATGGATTACTGTAAACAAAACAGGATTTAGAGAGACAGATTAACTCTAAATAAATTCTTTTCATATCTTTTCAGCTTGATAGCAAAATGACTAATTTTTTCGAAACATATCGACAGCGCTGACGTGTGCACGAGATGCAATGCGGAGCTGTTTTATTCCTATCGTGAAGCGCAGGGGACGACGGGCAGATTTGCCGCATGGATCGCACTGAGCTAGGTTGCAGGAGGTAAGCAAGTTGATCGAGGAGAATTTGCGTGAGGTCTTGCGCTCCATCGAGGAGAGCAGAGCGAGGAGAACGGTTGCCAATCCTGACGAACCCGTGCTCCTCGTGGCGGTGACGAAGAATCACGAGGTTGCCGAGATGCGCGAGGCGATTGATGGCGGCGTGACGGATATCGGCGAAAATCGCATCCAGGAAGCGCGCGAAAAGTTCGATACGCTGGAACGGGATGCTGTATGGCACCTCATCGGTCATTTGCAGAAGAACAAGGCGAAGTATGCTGTGCGCCTCTTCGACTTGATCCACTCCGTCGATACATTGGAGCTTGCCGCGGCCTTGGACAAGGAGGCAGAAAAGATCGGCAAGGTGCAGGATGTCTTGGTGCAGGTCAATCTTGCCAAGGAAGCTTCGAAGTCCGGTATTTATGAGGAAGATCTGCAGCCCATGCTGGAAGCCGTCGATGCTCTCCCTCATCTGCACCTTTGCGGATTGATGTGCATAGCGCCCAATTATGACGATGTCGAAGAGACGAGGCCGCTCTTTCGGCACATGTATGAAATTTTTCAAAGGATAAAGGGATTCCCTTGGAAAACGGCGAATATAATATATTTGTCAATGGGTATGACACATGATTATCGGATTGCTGTAGAGGAAGGCGCCAATATCGTTCGTGTCGGCACGGCCATTTTCGGGCCACGTCAATATTGAGGAGGGAACAAGATGGGCTTCATTGATAAGGTGTGCGGAAAAATCGGCCTGATCGATCCGGAAGACATCAACGATAAAAGGGATTTGCGCGACGAAGACGACGATTTCGAGGAATCCGACGAGATGGAGCGAGGGGAGTCGCTTGCCTCCAATGTCGTGAACTTCCAAGCGGCAGCGTCGAATGCCGCGATGAACAACGTCGCCGCCTACAAGATGAAGGTCGTCGTCATCGAGCCTAAATCCTTTGACGATGCGCAGCAGGTGGCGAACTGCCTGCGCGATAAGCGGCCTGTCGTCATCAATTTTGAGAACACCGTCGATGAGGATGCCAAGCGCATCACGGATTTCATCAGCGGCACGATCTATGCCTTGAACGGTGAGATCAAGAAGGTCAGCAACAACGTCTTTTTCTGTGCGCCGAGCAACGTCAACATTTCCTATTCGGAAGACAAGAAGTCGGTGTCGGCTGAAATGCCCTGGTTGAAGAAGTAAGGCGGTCGTGATGAAGCTTGCTTTGATCGGCGGCGGCATGATGGCGGAGGCCCTCATTGCCGGCGTCCTGCGTGAGCGTGTGCTTCCAGCAGAGGATATCTTCGTCTCCGAGCACAAGGCGGCGCGCGCTGAGGAGCTGCACAAGAAGTATGGTGTGCAGGCTTTTTGTCGTGCAGCCGATTTCCTGGCTGATATGGATGTGGTGTTCCTGGCGGTCAAGCCGAATGCGGCGAAGGCGGCAATTGAGGAGCTGCAGGGAGGGCTGTCCTCCTCTGCCGTCCTCGTTTCCATTGTGGCA